CTTCTTAGAGAGCAATGGGACGACATTGATACAGGTTCACCCTTGATCGAATTTGCCCGGGCTTACAGAGGCTTGGGTGATGCTGTCGCCTCCCAGGTTGATGCTGTGGTCGGTGCCTATATCACTGGAGCCGGCGGCGCCGGAAGAGATGATTTTACCGAAACTGTTTATGAACAAAATCCCAATGCAATTGATATGGCCATGGATAGATTGGGCCGAGTGCTTCGTTATGGTGATCTTGGTGGTGAGGGTGAAATGATCCTTGAAGCACTTGAGGCCGCGCAAACGATTAATTTGCAGGGTGATGAAGATGATATTAAAAACGAGGGTACTTCCCTCGAAGACATGCCTGATGCATGGCGACAGGTGTTGGGCAAATGCCTAAAGGATACAAAGTGAATATTACAAAGAAACAGCTTAAAAGAATCATCAAAGAAGAGAAAGCTAAGCTACAAGAAGCATATGAATATAATCCTATCGATGAGATGTATTTGATGCTTGATCACCTTCAAAAAGCGCAGATGATTGCAGAAGAAATTGTGAAATACTCTGAACGTGATCCAGCATACGAGGAGTTCGGTCATCCTTTCTTTTCTTTCTCTAACCAATTAAAGAAACTTATGGCTCCTGTCGGTTCCCAGGCAGATAAAGCGTATAAACAAGGAAAGTAAGATGAAAATTACCAGACGACAATTAAGAAAGATTATTCAAGAGACTAGTGATCCCACACTAGCTATAATGGATTATAAGGAATGGGCTAGCGACTATATGGGTACCCCTTCCGGGGGAAATTCATCATCAGTACTTGCAACTTATACAGTTGAAAATGCACTGGAAACTAAAGACTGGATGTCAATTGCCATGGGAATGGGACTTGATCCTCGTGAAGTTGGATTTGAGGTTCGTCGTCAACAAAAAGAACATGATACCGGTGGGACATTGAGTGATGAAGAAATATACCAACAAAGCTTTATGGAAAGCAGAGAAGTAAAACTAACTAAAAGACAGTTAAAAAGAATTATCAGGGAAGAAAAAACAAAGTTGCTGAAGGAGCAAACATCTGGCTGGGATAACTTTACGCCAGAGGGTGAAGCCGAGGACGAGATGTACTTAGCAGCAGAGGATATGCCCGAGCTTCTCAAAGCCATCGACCGCAATCAGAAGCATGCTGCTTCAACTACGGATCCTAGCATGGCTAGCATGTATGAAGATGATGCTATGTCGCTACAAACGATATATGATATGTCGGAAAAAGCGTTCGGGGCCATGCAGACCACTCCGCCTGAACAGCTTAGTGATTATATATACCGGCTTGACACTATAGTTCGAGAACAAATACCCGGTAATCTCTATGGCTGGATAGCAGGGGAATACTAAGATGAAAGTGCCGGCAATCAGTAGAAGAGAGTTAAGACGTATCATCAAAGAAGAAATTGAGTCGCTTAAGGTTGACTTGGAAAAACAGGGATCTGATGAAGAAGTAAAGATGGCCATCAATCAACTACAAACGATTGCAGCAACGGCCTTAGAGCTTAGTAAACTTATTCAGGACATGAACTATGTTCCAGAGTGGGGTGACGGAAAGATTGCTGTAACGCTGGATAAACTTACATCTTTAAGGTCATACATGGTCGGAAAATCGATCGACGATGAACTTTTTTAAAAAATATAACATTTCTTCTAATAAAATATGAGCCCTTGTGTAAATCAATTTCAAGCGTGATACAATACTAATATTGAAAACGCTGATACAAAAGGGTGACGTAGTATTATTCGATCACATGGGATTGCAATATCGCGGCGTAGTATTAGGGATTAAGAAAGCTACTATTAATAGAAAAGATCACACTATAGTTACTGTAAAATCCACAACACACAAGCTATCGTTAGATATCAATTTAACTCTTTTTCCGTCTAGGGTGAAAGTACTTTCCTATGATTCATAGTAAGACGCACCATCTATTGTCTCATGGGGCCCGGTATGATTCAGTATTTTTATACAACAGTTATGATTATCTTTCGCATGTATAACATATTTGCATTGTGGCGTACCTTCCTTAAGACTCATTATGCTTTTATACAAACGCATGATAATTGTTTTAATCATGATCTTAATTATTCTGACACACTATCTTAGGACTTAACAAAATGGATTATAGCAGAGATTTTTTACACGTCGACTTGAAGACATATTCTAAAATACTCGATTGCCTTATGAATAATAATAAGATTAAAGCCATTAAAGCGTTACGTGATCATACCGGAGGTAGTCTTAAAGAGGCAAAGTGGGCAGTTGACTTATTACACCATGAAAAAATTAGTACGTCTTCAGCCGGTGTTCCGCCCAAGGAAGCCAAGCGTATATTGACCGGGCCACAGATTGTTCATGTAGTATTAGACTATGGTGAAGGCCCGGTAGAGATTGATATGGAAAACATGCAATTAAGAGCGCTAAGTGAACTGGGGCGCCTAGGTGTGCATACATGTACTAAGATGCTTGAATTAGTAGAAATTTTTGAGGCAATTATGTGTGGAAAGAAGATAAAGATTGAAGATACAGACGAAGGAGACAACCAATGAAAGATAAAACACCATGCTATCCCGATTTTGAGCAATCATTTTTGTTCGAAGATTATGAAAATATAAAGACGGTTCCCCAGGCCTGGTTAATTGCAACACGTAACATGAAAGGGAACATTATTTTTTATGATGATGAATATCCAGCGCTAACAAACAATGTTACAATTTATAAAAAGAGAATATCAAGTGAAGATCGGCGACGTGGTTAGTTTTTCAAGCGATAATGATAAAATGTATGTTGGTATAATTGTGGACATGGTAGATATCGATGAAAAGGGATCTGGTGTTTCACCCCCCCAGGTAGATATTTTATGGGAAAATGGGGATATAGAAACAACATGGCAAGATGAAATTAGTCTACTAATGGAAGAAAACATTAAGGTGTTAACATGAGTGATACAGTGTTATTTATCACCGCATGTACCATGGTTGGGATCATAGTATTGCTTCCCACATATTTTGAAAAAAAGAAAAAATGAATATCGGCGATTTAGTAAAAATGAAATATGAAATGTGGTGGAAGGTTTATAATAGGAAGGCCGACTATATTTCTACACATGCCCTGGTTATTGATAGGGCACGAAATGCTATTAAGTTATTACATGCGGACGGTCGTATTAAGTCCGGCCTCGTAGATCAGTGGGAAGTTGTAAGTACATGTGAAAAATAATACTTCCATAGGTGATCTGATTAGGTTTGGGTTTATTGAAGAAAATTGTGCTCTTAATGATCAGATTGCACTATACCTAGGGTGTGAATACAAAATTATGGGTGATGATATACCCATGCGTCATCATCTCATACTGCATCATGGATGTAAAAGTATAAAAGTTATTGATGAAAGAGTATTTTCATATGCAACTGAGCTTGTTTCATGAAAACAGGTGATATTGTTAGATTTGCAAAGTGGGAAGACATTGTGGACATTGATGATTGGTCAACAACACCCAAGAAACACATAGGATTATTAATATCATATGATAAGCTTATGAAATCAGCGTTAGTCTTATATGACTGTGAACTTTTTAAAATCCGGGGCCAATTGATAGAAAAAGCCGGAAAATTAATTAATATGTCAACAAAAAAAGAAGCCGACAAAGTTTAAAAATTAAACATTAGAATAACGTTGAATATAACTTACACATAGCCTTTAAGGCTGGCTCTTTGAAAGAATTGAAAGATACACCCATGTTCTCGGGTTATAAAATTCAGGTGGAATTACTGGCCCCTGTACATTGGCGAAAGCTAATGATAGAGAAAACCTTGATTGGGAAAGTAGCGTTCTTACGTTATGCCGCCCAACTAAGAGAGGGAACAAGTTAAGGAGAGTGGAATTTCCGAAGTTGTTCAGTGATTGGAAGTATGAGTCCCTATTCCGCTAGGGAAATACTACTGAAAATATCCACGGACTTGTAGGTTCATCGTGGAAACGGGATAAGGGCAAACCAAGACGCCGAAAGGTGATGAAAGTCTTGGGAAGAGGGCTTAAGCACCCTTAGAACTTAACTGTCATTGGCAGAAGTCTCTCTGATGAAACTGGCAACAGGGTCGTCGTCCCGAAAGGGGCTATGTGTACATTCTCCCAAGGATTGGAAGCATGGCGTGCTTATGCGGGGGGAAGTGTACAGCTTACCCAACTGAGCGCAGAATGTTAGTGACAGTAGAACGTGCTGTTCCGTGGTTTTCACGAGCCAAGAACAGGGAGAAATCTCGTGAACGGTGTTACTTGCCGGTGTGTTCACATCTAACCCGAGAAGGGGACAGGCTCAAAAGGCTTGATGGTCATGAGAATTAAGGCGCCCGGGAATGCGGGGCGCTTTTTTTTTGAGAAAATTATGCATACCGGTGACTTAGTAGAATTTGAAAATCCCATCATGTCGCCAACAAACGGTGACCCATTCTACCGGTATGTGAAAGGCGTCGGAATTCTTATAGATAAAAAAGAATTCATAATCAACAATTCCGCATATACGACCTACTCTATCTTTACAGAGGGTGTGATAAGAAACTATAGTAGTGCGGGATGGGATGTCATAGCTATATAATTTACATAAATTCACCAGCCTATGTCATAAATGTCCCCCACGTGTATATTTAAAACTACAACACAACATCCCTGGAGAGTGTAACATGAGAATTACAAAGCGACAATTAAGAAGAATAATTTTGCAAGAAACAAAGCGGTTATTCGAAGATACGGTTGATACTGAACTTGATCATCTCAAAAAGAATATAGGAGATGATATCGAGCATATTAGAGACCTTAAGGATGACATTAAAGATGATCATGAAGAGGAGCTCCATGCGGAAAAAGAGAAAGAAAGAAAAGATGAGTCGCGTCGACGGATGAAACGACAGTTACGTAATATCGTTCGTCGTGTAATGAAAGAGGAACACCAGGGATACGATGCTCGTGAAGATGAGCACTTGGCTGCGCTTCATGGTGCAGCAGCAGATCATGAACAAGATTATCATGATCGCAGAGATGATGCTGGGTTTGAAGATAGAGATGATGCTACCCACCATGTGCATCACCATCACCACCACCACGATGACCAGGGCTATGATGCACGTGAAGATGAGCGCCTGGCAGCTGAGCATGGTGCTGAGGCAGCACACGACCAGGATTATAAAGACCGTCGTGATGATGCCGGCTTTGAGGTACGTCATGAATCTAAGCAACGGCGCGCTCTTAAAAGAAAACTAGCCCGCAAAATTCGTGAGACTCTACGAAGAAAGCGATAATGAAAATATCAGAAAGCAGACTAAGAAGTATCATTCGTTATGTATTAGCTGAAGATAAGTCTGGTAAGGGAAAGTGTCCGGAATCCGGATGCGTCACTGACAGGGATGGAAAGTGGAGAATTATCTCTAACAAGACCGGAAAACTTTGGCCTCAGACATATGATACTAAAGAAGATGCAGAAGATGCACTTAAGGCATATCACGCCTAATCATCCATTAATTTAAAAATATATTCAAATTCGTGCAAACTTCTTCTACTTGGTGTATAATATTAATGTACCAAGAAGGAGAAGACATGCTTGACTTTTTAGACTATAATTTTGTTCAATGTGGTAATACCGTTGGATCTGGTACTGTTCTCGTACCTCTAGAGTCTATCGGCTATGATGCCGCCGGACAACGGCAACTTTCTGTTGTTGACCGAGCCGGCCGATCTGTTGTTTATGTGGGCGGCGGCTGTACATACTATTCTGATTCTGATGCAGGTACTAAAGAGTTTGTGGGATGGTCGTACTTTGAATCTGAGTCTACTGAGGATCCTGATGATCCCTGTGTGCAGCTTATGGTACTTTCACCTGGCTTCGATGAAGCAAACTATCATTAACAATTGAGGATATTTATGGGTTCACGTTATAACCAATATGGTTATCACAAAGATTATCATGATAGCTACGGAAATGATCTCCGTGGAGGCAATGATGAATACTATGTAAAATACTGTAATGTATGCCTAAAGAAGGCGGAGCATGATGTGTGTACACATGTATGTGTGGAGTGTTTAAATGAAAAGTGCAATTGATGTAATCGTCTTTTATAAGAAAATGGAAAAAGTGCCTAATTCTCAACGCATGTTGCGTGAAATCAGGTGGCAGTATACTGATATGGCTAACGGCGGGGACGGCGGGGATCTCGGCTTCGAAGAGAACGGTGAGACCACATGTCGTGCGGTCAACTACCCAGGATACCCGGATTCATTTTTTCAAGAAGTTTGTTCATGCTTGGGATGGAAGTGGTAATTATGTGGATTTTTTATTACGATATCACTTCTACATCGGCACATGTTAATTTTGGGCCTTTTATGTCCGCCGGCATCATTCTCGGGATGATACTGGCCACAGTGGCTTACTATGGAAGGGAAAATGATGAAAATCGGTGACACAGTAACTCATAAAGAAGACAGCGCCCTGGGCCATGGCCGAATTGTCTCATTTAAAACTTTTCATGGTACGGTATTAGTAAAGTGGCAAAATATTAGACAATGTAGGTACCACATCCCCTCTTTTCTTAAAAAGATCACGATCCATAACCAATGAACCTTAAAAGGGTAAGAAATAAACTATTAAAGAATGGGTATTTACCTGAGGTCACGCATCGTCTATATGAAATATGGATTGACGTAACCAAAAATGGAACACCCATCAGCTTTAGTATTTCTGGTGGTGATATCACCGGTTCATTTAAAATTCATGGTCGCACACCTGACAGGCCTGAGGTTGATGAGTGGCATAGCGACTATAGTAAAAATCTTTCCGAAGCAATCCGATATAGCCGGGTGAAGGGATAGATGATGTTAGCATACATCGTTTTATTATCGTGGCTTGGTCTTTTTATAATAGGCAAACTGATTCATGAAGATTGGCGATAAAACTAATGCATGAATCTCGACGTCCACAGATCGGTGATCTATTAATAGTTACATGCCCCAGCAGCGTATACAATGAGAAGTGTTCATGCTACGTTGAGAATGTTACACATGCCGGAATTGTAAGAGAGATTGAGAAGGATTCGTTTGGGCACCAAAAACGCGTCATGATCATGTGGTCTAGCAAACCTCCAATTAACTACAAGGAAGAACACGGCTACTCCGGTATGAATATTCACAATATCAGAAGTGAGTTCAGGATAATTCGTGAAGGAAATGATATTCGATGAAAGAGGGAGATCTTGTTAATGTTTATGCAATAACAAACAAGGGGAAACAGGGCCCTGTATATACAGGGATCTACATGGGATGGGATAGATCAGATAGAGGGTGGATTGTCATGACCAATGGGGCAATAGAGACATTCATGAAGGGATGGTGGTCATGCGAAAAAATCCCTACAAAACAATAAGGATCAGATCTTAAAATACATTTCGCAATGAGGGTATATATTTTTTTTGATGATAAAATGGTCAAACAATTTCAGTTACGGGTTATCTACAGACATTGAATATACTTAAAAATATGCAATGTCAAGATGACAGATAAAATTAATTCCAATACTATGATTTATGTTATTTAATAGGAGCTAAAATGGAAAATGATCCTTTCGAAAAGAGTCCATTCTCAAAGTACCATGCAGGATATATGGATGGTTATGAAGGCAATGACATTCAGATGCCTAGTGACAGGGATTACATGGATGGATACAAAGAAGGATACCATGATGATAGTATGGGCATGCCACAGAAATTTACACACACTACTAAATCCAAGGATGACGTCATTAGTCCGGCGGAGTGCAGAAAGGTCTAAGTAAGATGATCTTGTGTATTTGTGTATCTCTTAATGAAAAAGAAATGCATGATATCATTAGCCAGGGCTGCGATAACTTGGGTGATCTCAAAAAAATGACCGGTGCTGGTTATAAATGCAAAGCATGCAAAGAATTCTTAGAAAAATACTTTAAAGAGATGGTAAAGGATAAAAAGTGATTTTAGACTTTAACTTAATTAAACTTTATGATAATCTCAAAAAACTGCATGTCGATGGGGATTACGAATCTGTAGAGGCTATGCAGGCATTAATAGAGGGATACGCGGCGGGAGATATCGATGTCGTATGGGAAGGTGGTGAACCATTATTTCAAATATCTTCTTTCCCTACTGGCCCTAGGCAACTTGAGTTAAACTTATAATGATTCGATAATGAGTAAAGAGCTGCTGCTATTTCTTGCATTATTTCCATGGATATCGATGGTTATCGGCAGTATTGCAGTTATTCGAATTATAGTTAATCGACACAAGAATAAATGAAGTTTCTCCGCTTTTTTAAAAGAAAAAAAATCTACGTAGGAGATCTCGTGTATTATGAAGACAATGATCCCGATCAGCAAAAAAATATACTCGAACTGATTTTGGACGCAATGCCTTCACCCAGCCATAATTCTCACATTGAAGAATCAGCAGAAGTATTTATGTCCGGAATTGTTATAGAAATATACCGTTGTAAAGAAACCGGTAAGGATCTGGCCTTGGTCCTTACTAATACAAATCAGCATAACTGGTATGATACTTTAAGTCTAAAGTTAATTGATGAATAACTAGTAAATTCGTGTAATTGGATCATCACGATGGTATAATGGAAATATAAGGTGATGGAGGCCGGGTGAAGAAAATTAAAAAAGGGTGTCTAGTTAAGCTTGATCCCATCAAGTGTTTTACAGAAGAACACGGGGGAGGGTTGAGATATCCTTTGACCAACTATCGAAATGACAAGGATGGTAAAATTCCAAGTTCGCGACCAACGACGTCTGAAGAACGACAGGCCTGGCAAGAACAAAAGCGTAAGGACATTGAGCATGCACGGGTTACCGGTAAGGATACTTTTCACATCGCTTTCGATGATGCGGGGGAATCTAGGCTAGCCCCGAGATCTAGAACAATTAATCTCCACCGTGACCGTACGTATCAGGTACTTCGGGCCAGGTGCAGGGTAGTACTAGGTTGGGGTAATCCAACTCCAGGAATGGCTAAGGTTTTGTGTACGCATACTGGTGAAGAGACATATATTAAACGTGAACTACTGGAGGTGATTTAATGCCTAGAACAAAGAATATCACACGATGGTTAGGTACTATTGCAGAAGAAATTGTAACCTATGAAACACACTGGGTTCAGGTCGTAGGTGACATGGTGGTAAGATGCGATCACGCAGCTAAAGAAAAGGGATTTGGGTCATGGACAACCATGTCACCAGCCAGATCGGCTAGCTGGTATGGCAGCGGTGATCTGGTCCCCGGTATTGATCCAGTCAATTGGATTAGAGAAGACAACGTAGAAGATATTTACTGCGAAGTTGATTATAGTTAAGATGCAATGCCTCGGTGGCGGAATTGGTATACGCAACAGACTTAAAATCTGTCGCCCGTACGGGATTGAGGGTTCGAGTCCCTCCCGAGGCACCAATATCTCTTTGTTTATTATAACACCCTGGAGTGGCCATAGGGTACATCCAGAATTATTGTAGACAATTATACGGGGGTTAACCCACAAAATAACTTAAGTTGCTCTAGGACATGTCCTAGAACTAATGTGAGGATACTTTATGAAAGCAAAATACGAAAATATCGGAAAAGAAGTAGGCATACTGTGTGCAGAAAAAAATGAGGCATACGGGGATTCATTTGGACAGGCATGTAGGATCTTAGAGGTATTATACCCAGAAGGCATCCGCCCTTCACAATATCGCGATGCATTAGCAATCACACGTGTTATTGACAAGCTTTTTCGCCTAGCGAATAAAAAAGATGCATTTGGAGAGTCTCCATGGAGAGACATATGTGGCTATGCTATACTGGGAATTGCAAATAACGAGCCAGGTAATGAATGAGATCTTAGCCCTGCTTTATTCATGCATGTCTTTGGCATGTGGTGTATACGCTATTAATAGATTAACAGAAAATCAAGAAAAGGACCCTTAAATGTCGAAAATTTTATTTTTACATGGCCTTGAATCTTTACCTGGAGGTAGCAAGGTAAGATATCTAGAAAAAAAAGGATTTAAGGTCCTTAATCCTCACCTCCCAAAGTATTCATGGGCAGAATCAGTTGAGTCAGTAAAGAAAGTATTGGTTGACGAAGAGCCAGACATTATTGTTGGCTCAAGTAGGGGAGGTGCCGTTGCTATGGAGGTTGCAGTACCTACGTCAAGCTTAATATTGATAGCCCCCGCATGGCGCAGGTTTGGTATTGCACCTGATGTGCCGGCCTCGACAATGATTCTACACTGTGATAATGATCAAGTTGTACCATATAATGATAGTATGATTCTCAAAAACAATTGTGGTGCTACATTGGTAACATGTGGTGCAAATCATCGTATGTCTGATGATGAGGCTCTAGAGGGTCTGGAAGATGCAATTAAGTGGATTTTAAAAAAGCGTTAAATACTTTTACTATCTAGGTGTATTTATTAAAAGATGGACGTATTGGTTTTAAGTACGGGATTTGAGCCCATGTATCTCATCGGTTGGAGCAAGGCACTTGGGGATTTCTTCAAGGGACGTGTTGAAATCGTTAAATACTGTGATACACGCACAATAGGTACCACTAGTGGCCCGGTAAAAATGCCCTCAGTTGTGAGATTCAAAGAAGGCGTTTTTTCTAATAAGTGGAAAAATAGAAGAAAATTTATCAAGCTGAATCGAAAGACATTGTGGCTACGTGATAAAGGAAAGTGCCAATATTGTAAGATCACCGTCGGTATGAAATTTTATCAAATTGAACATGTTATTCCCAAAAGTCGCGGAGGAAAGACAACATGGGAAAATGTTGTGGTTGCATGCCCTAAGTGCAATCAAAAGAAAGGATCTAAAACACCTCAAGAAGCCGGTCTATTTTTGTGCTCTATTCCTGCAAAGCCTACTGTAGGACAAATCAGTAGTATAGAGAACAAAGAAATACAAAAATACTGGAACCATTTAACAAAGTAATTACAAACTAAAAGCTGAAGGTATAGTTAAAGCTGTATTCAACCATTTATTTGTTATGAAATTAAAAACATCAATATTGTTATCTATGATCCCCTTGATATTTTTCACGTCGGCTAATTTAAACGCATATGCCGGCGTGATTAGCAAGAGTTCACCGATATCTTATAAAGAAATTGCCGATATCGCTCTTAAGCGATGTAAAAATGCAAAAGAAAGATATCGCGATCCCAAGTTAATTTGGGGTATCATCGAGATAGAAAAAAAACATAGTGTACCTCCCAGTATGAGAGGAATGTTGTTGGCATCAGCATGCATGGAATCCGGATATAATCCCAATGCAGAGGGTGATCACAGGTTTAGCAAGAAAAAGAAGCCAAAGGCAATAGGCTTGTTTCAAATGTGGTCATGGTGGGAATCAAAAAGGTGGGGATACGGTGTTGATCGCCGAAAGCCACTGGAGGCTGCAGACGCATACATACGTCATATTAAAAAACAGTTAAAGAAAATTCGGTGTAAGTTTAGATCTGAAAAGAGAAGGTGGATAGCGGCATGGGTTACAGCAATTCGTGCTCCCAAGAGAGGCGGCAGGTGCAATGAAAAGCCAAAACATTATGGCCTGCTGAAGAAATGGCACAGGCTTATAGCGAAACAAAGAAAATCTAACAACACATGAAACCAAAGAAAATATCAGGTATGTGCTCATTAATTCAACACCGAGCTACTAGCTGTATAGGGGTTGTAGTAGATGAATGGGAAGATGAATGTGGCACTGGATGGTTACAAGTTCTTTGGCCACAAGATAGTACACAGGCGCAACTTTATGTAGCTGGCCCCGGGTTGGCTTGGGTACCGTCGATGGAAGTTAAAAGCATAGAATAATATCATGCTTAATGAGAGAGTACTAGTATGAATATAAAAAATAAAATAATGGATATATTAGAGAATTTTCAAGGATTTAGTCTTGAAAACCCGACACACCGAAAAATGATTGCAGAAATCTTACATACCACGTTAAGTGAGAATATAAAAATAAACAAAAAAGATAATCACGAAAATGATGGTGTCTATATTAAAAGCGAAACAGAGTGGTAATGACATGCTGATATGTGAGCTAGAGCCTGGTGATTTACTTAAACCTGTGGAAGGTTATGAACTTTTAAAAAATTCAAGGAAAAGCTCTATAGATTTTTTGCATAGTCGAACTGTAGAAAAAAATGTACCATATATGATTTACGTACGTAAAAATAATGGGTCACAAAAATATGAAGTACTGTTGGACGGCATGGTGTGGCGAATAAAGGGAAAAAATATAAAGTATCTTAAGAAAGTTAGTCCTTAATTATATCGATGAAAAAATCTATAGACAGTATTGATCCTTTAAATGATGAAATTGTCGTGCATTCATATTTTGATCCGGAAGTTACCATAGCAATAATTTACCCGGGATCTCCAACTTATCCTGCCATGGCCGAGTTCTTTAAAGATACCGGCGTAGCTTTTTGTATGTATGACAAAAAAATTATTGTGATTGACGGCGCACAAGCAGACCAAGAGTGGTTTACGCCAGAGCATTTAAGAGTTATAGAGGCTCATGAAGTCGGACATATAATAGCAGAACACAATCATAAAAAAGAAGAATGCAAAGATATCGAGAGAGAAGCTGATCAGATAGGGTATAAGCTCCTATGTGAGTCTCCTTTTAAAGAAGCTGTTATGCTTTATAGGGAAGAATACAACGCAAGATATGGTTGTATGCCTGAGGATGATGCCCCTGTATAGACTCAATTGCCTATTTCATGTGCACTTTGATCTTCCATGCTATAAATAACAATGGTAATAGAGGGACAGTCTACATGATGAATAAGTTGACATTAGTATTTTTGATTGGATCATTTTTTATTTTTGGGTGCTTTGCGGGAAAAACATCAACAGTATATGCCATACAGCAACCACAAAAAAATGAAGCGTTTTATGTATATGATAGCATCACACATAAGCTAAATAGTGAGCATCATTTAGAAAAAAACATCGATAAACACATATTTATAACCACACCCATATGGGTTGAACCTATGGGGGACGATAAATTATATGCTAAGCCACAAAAGATGGTGTGGCAAGTCAACGAAGAGACTAATAAGTGGACAATAGAGATCATAAAACGATAAGTAGCGTCGCATGTCTTAGAGAGTGTGTTCGAGAAATCTTATTAGAGGAAATTGGACGAAACTATAAAACGCTTGACAATGATCCTTATTCATGGGAAGACTTTCCGGACATATACGTTAATATATATCCTATGACCGACGGCGGTCTATGGGCTGCCCAGGTTGATGTAGGGTTTGATGATAGCCTCTCAACACCCTTAAGAACGTTCGCTAGCGAAGCAGATGCACAATCATTTGCAAGATCAAAAGCAGAAGAAGCTAATCGGACCAGGATGAATTCTGGGATCCATACCGGTACACCTGACATGTGGCATAAAGACTATATCGATGGCTCAGTGTGGTCCACGGTGTCAAAACCAGCTAAATAGAAGCCTATCAATACATGTATACTTTTCCTCTTATATTTTAGCTATAAAGGAGAGACCACATGCTTGACAAGGAAAATAAGATTACTGAATATGAAGGATACGGCCTAGGACAAAAGGTTGTTGTTACCCGGGTGCCTGATGGCAAGCTCAGTTTTGGTGAAATTCGTATGATTCATCCAAAGGCACAGTTTGAAAAATCATGTTTTACATTCGCATGTGAGGTCTGTGGACAATTTCGGTTGGCATACTTCAAAGATATCATTGAAAACCCAACAGCATCACAACTAAAAAAAATTGGTGTTGCAAAATCTAAACTTTTTGCGCCTAAGAAGCGAAAGAAAAGATAAGGTTAATAGGGTCGGTATGCCGGTGGTGGGGGTCGGGGTATGTGGGGATGAATTGCATTTCGCAGGTTCTCTAATTTACATCCGAGACCTAGATTTTCCATCATTAGGCTAGCTGAGTGGATTATCGAAACTAATTCACCATCTTCATTAAATATTGCAGAACCTGAACTACCTGGCCGCGCAGGAAGAGTAAATACCTCATCACCCCACATGTTGGTACCACTATAATACCCATCAAAGACTAAAGCCATCCCTGGATTAAATATCCCAAATGGTGCGGCAACATTATAAACTTTCTCTCCATGCCTAGGCATCTTGGTGGCGATAGGCGTTGGCTTTCCCCAGACGCCTTCAGTCTCTAGAAGGCATATGTCATTTTTTTCATCAAAGTATTTTATTTTTGCCTTGTGGGGGGTGCCGTTGAATTCTATCAAGCTGATCTCGTTAACTAGCATATTTTTATAGACATATGGCACCAAAGATTTTGGTTTTTTAATCTTAAAATTGCATACATGTTCAGCAGTCACAACGTATGTATGAGTTCTGGTTTGCGCTACAACAAAACCGGATCCTTTTACAGTTGTCTCTAGGGAATCCTCCTCAGTGGGAACAACGGTGCATATTTTCTTATTTTCAGGCGTACATGCGTCTAAGTCAATTTTGCTTGTTGTTAATATCAAAACAAATGATGACTCGTTTAGATGCACAGCATCATTCGTATGCGTGTGCAAAAAATAAAATATTGATAGAGATAAAGAAGAAGAGAGGATTGTCAGAGACAGAAGGGTCCTTAAAGTGATTCTGCTATTTTTTATATGATCAATAGACATTTTAAAATTTAAATCTTACGCTTTCCATATGAAAGCGATGTACATCCTTTAAATTTAAGTATACATTTAGAATGAAGTTTAGGAGATTTATGAGTACCGAATTCCAAAAAAAAGACTGGTTACCATTTTTTCCACACACAAAACCACGCAAAGAACAGATCGATGCTATTGACTTTACAATCAATACATTAAAAAAAACAAATAAAAGATTTGTAGTCATTGAAGCAGGTACCGGTGTAGGAAAAAGCGCAGTTGGCTTGACAGTCTCTAGATATCTAAGATCACAATTTAGTGATAAAGAATTTGACTCCGGTGCTTATTTTTTAACAACACAAAAAATATTGCAGGATCAATATGTAAAAGATTTTGGTTCAAGCATGGGGATGAAATCAATAAAATCTTCTACCAACTATCAATGTGGGTACTTGAAACAGAATACATGCGCAGAGAGTATGCGAGCGCTAAGAAGCACAGAAAAAGAATCCAAACTTTATAAGGCATGTACGTTTAACTGCATTTATAAAAAAGAAAAAGAACGATTTTTAAAGGCTGATTCTAGCGTTACAAACTTTCCTTATTTTTTGGCCGAGACAAACTATTCAGGCAAGATAACGCCACGGGAAATCTTGGTAATTGATGAAGCACACAATGCTGCCGAAGAGCTTAGCAAGTTTATCGAAGTAGTGGTAACGGAAAGGTTTTCAAAACAGGTCCTTAAACTAACGATGCCAAAGTTCAAGACGCAAACAGAGGCGTTCACATGGATAAACAGCACTTATCACCCTAAGTTATCATCCCATATTAAGCATATAGAGAAGATCCTAGAAAAATATAGCGGGTTAAAAGATAAGCTACAAGAGTTTGTAGGTATTGCAAAACAGTTTGATATGCTGGACAAGCACGCGTGTAAACTAAATAGGTTTTTAGAACTATATCAAAAAGATAACTGGGTTGCAAACCTGGTACCAGCGGAAGGAAGATCGGGCAAGAAGATAGAATTTAAACCAATTGACGTTTCTGCATATGCAGAAAATATGTTGTTCAGGTTGGGAAAAAAGATCGTCTGCATGTCAGCTACAATTCTAAATATAGAATCCTACTGTACAATGTTGGGAATTAAAAAAGAAGATTGTGAATTTATATCCATTCCATCTCCCTTCCCAATTGAAAACCGACCAATTATAGCATGTGGTGTTGGTAGCATGTCGTCTAATAACATAGAAAATACTCTTCCACGACTAGCACAGGCTGTGCGGGAAATTTTAAAAAATCACCCCAATGAAAAAGGCATCATTCATTGCCACACATTCAAAATAGCAAATTACTTAAAAAGAAACATTCGATCACAACGATTAATAACACATGATAGCTCAAATAGAGATGATGTGTTAAAAAAGCACATAAAATCAAAAAATGCAAGTGTTCTACTGTCTCCATCAATGACTGAAGGTGTTGATCTTAAAGGCGACTGTAGCAGGTTTCAAATAATTTGCAAGATTCCATATCCCTATTTGGGGGATAAACTAATCAGAAAAAAAATGAATAAGTGGAGGTGGTGGTATCCCCTTAAGACTGCAAAAACAATAGTTCAGGCATCAGGAAGAAGTGTTAGAAGCATTGATGATAATGCGATAACATATATCCTTGATTCAGATTGGTCTAGATTCTATGGGAAAAATAAAAAATATTTCCCTGAAGATTTTTCGAACTGTATATCCTGAACCTGTATTTGCAGAAATTGTTAGTAGGGACAGTCCATACTTAAATACAACATGTCTATCACGTTAAATATTTTTGATTTTGATGATACATTGGCAAAGTCAGACGCCGTTGTAAGGGTCACACATGCTAATGGCGACATTAGTGAATTAACTAGCGATGAATTCGCAAAATATGTTCCTGATGATGGTGATGAATATAATTTCGATGACTTCGAAATATATCCCGTCAATGGACAACCCATCAAGTCATCATTTAAAAAGTTAAATGATGCAATTTCTGCCGGTGGGATTAATAATACAGTTATCTTAACAGCTAGAAGCAACGGCACACCAGTCAAAGAATTTTTAGTTGATCATGGAATTGATCCTTCTATTAATGTTATGGCCGTAGGATCCAACAATCCACTTGATAAAGCATTATATGTTCAAGACAGGATCTTTAAAGATGGTTATACACATGTTCATGTCTTTGAAGATAATATCAAAAATATTGATGCAATATCTGCAATTACTAAGAAAAATAATGTTGGATTTTCTTATACGCTGGTAGCTACGGAATCACGAAATCCTTTAGCATTCATAAAAAAATACGTACGAAATATATTGATTGAAATTATGAAAAATAATAAAGAAGATAAGCCCCCAGGAGCCGGTTTTATAGTTTTAAAAAAAATCGAAGGACGACATCATGTATTAGGTCTTAAGATTAACGGCGCCTTTGATCTTCCCAAAGGGCAGCTTGATCCGGGTGAGGATACTCTAGAGGCAGCCATAAGAGAAACTTATGAAGAATCAGGAATAAGTGAATTAAACTTTAGGTGGGGCCTAAAATCTTTGAAAGTAAATCACCTGACACTGTATGTGGCAGAGACATCACAAGAGCCTTTTATAGCGCCTAATCCTGAGACCGGTGAGTATGAACATGAGTCAGCACACTGGCTCTCATGGGACGAAATGGAGCGAGGAATTAAGCCTTATATGAGGGGCGCGCTCATAATTGCTAAAAACATTGTGGAAGGTAGTTGATATGATTGTAAGAGGAATGCATATTTATTACCATGTCAACGTTTAAAGAACATAAAACATCCGCAGATAGATCAGCATCAGATCGGCGTCGGCACAAGCAAAAAATAGAACGGGCCATCAAAGATGGAATATATGATATTGTCGCTGATGAGTCGATAATTGGGCAGGACGGTAAAAAGACAATTCGGATACCCGTACGTGGTATTAAAGAATATCGCTTTATCTACGGGGATAACGAGTCTAACAAACAGGTGGGCTCTGCAAAGGGTAAAGATGTCAAAAGAGGACAGTCCGTAGGACAAGCACCCCAGCAATCTAAACCTGATGCCGGTGAACCCGGGAATGATGCCGGACAAGAGTATTATGAGGTAGAGATTACTCTTAATGAACTTGCGGAATATCTTTTTGCAGATCTAGAACTTCCGGATCTTGAAAAGAAAAGAATAAAAAATATCACCTCTGATAGTTTAAAGAGAAAAGGCATACGAAAAAAAGGGATTCGCCCTAGGCTGGACAAAAAGAAGACGGCCATCAATAGAATTAAGAGAAAAAAGGCTTCGGCGAGGGTAGATAATAGGCAAGAGGACGAAGAGCGCTTTACATTTCATGAAGAAGACTTGAGATACAAGCATATGAAACGCTCAAAAAAAGAATCTAGCAACGCTGTTATCTTTTTTATAATGGACATATCAGGCTCTATGACTAAGAATAAGAAATTTTTAGCCAGAAGCTTTTATTTTCTGTTGTATCAATTTTTAAATCACAGATATGAGAATGTTGATATTGTATTTTTAGCACATGATACTAGTTCATATGAGGTCAATGAAGAACAATTTTTCACCCGAGGAAATAGCGGTGGAACAATTGTATCAACAGCACTACAACACGCGAATGATATAATTGGACAACGTTACCACCCAGACTTTTGGAATATTTACTGCTTTCAGTGTTCTGACGGTGACAACTGGCCTTCTGACACTGATCAGTGCGTGGAGATTGCTAGATTACTAAAAGAAAAAACACAACTATATGCCTATTGTGAAATAGAGCCAACTGGAGAACGACCAATATACTCTGACGATGAATCTAGATTGTCTAATTGTTTTTCACCTTTATGTGATAAGCAATTTAAGATTGTCAGTATCAATAAGAAGTCAGATATCTGGTCGGCTTTTCGAAAAGTCTTTGGAGCGCGAATTAATGAATGATTGGTCACTAGATGAATTAGCTGAATGGGATGAAAAAATCTGCCAACTGGCAAAGGGGCATGGATTAGATTGGTATCCTATTGTGTATGAGACATGCGACTACTTTGAGATGATAGGTAACATGTCATATCACGGCATGCCGAGCCATTATTCTCACTGGTCATTTGGGAAATCATTTGAAAGAACACACCAGATGTATAATGCCGGTGTTGAAGGTCTTCCGTACGAACTTATCATTAATTCCGATCCCTCTATCTCATATTTAATGAGAGAAAACCCCCTCTATTTGCAGATATTAATAATGTGTCATTGTGTGGGCCACTCAGACTTCTTCAAGAATAATCGCATGTTTTCTCATACGAGGGCAGAGACTGTAACAGCTAGGTTTCGAAATGCAAAGAAACGAATACAGGGATATATTGAAGATCCGAGTATAGGAATACAGAAAGTAGAAAGCATTCTGGATGCAGCCCATGCTATCGAATTTCAAATTCCTAGGGCATACAAGGAAAGGGTACCACATAAGACCCTGAAAAAACAATGGGTTGAAATTATCAAGAATGACGTCAATGGGGACTATAATCATATAGATGTTGAAAAAGTCCCTATTGAACCTGACTATGATATCTTGGGATTTTTAGGAGAACATTCTCGTGGCCTGGAAGATTGGCAAAAAGATATCCTAGAAATTGTTAGCGATCATGCAAATTATTTTTTGCCTCAAATTCAAACTAAAATTATGAATGAGGGATGGGCATCCTATTGGCACTATAGGCTTATGCATGAGCTTAAGCTAGATGATAAATACCACATCCCGTTTTTAAAAAGTCACAATCAGGTTATTCGCCCTCACATCGGACGAATTAATCCTTACCATATGGGTTTTTATTTGTTTAATAAGATAGAGGAACGATTTGGGCTGGAGGAATGTTTCATTGCTAGAGAGTCATTACATGATGAAGCCTTCATTCGCCAATATTTAACTGCAGAAGATTGCCAGGAGCTTAACTTATTTTCCTATGCTAACAAAAAAGGCACATATACGATCGAAGAGATTGCAGATAAGGATGGGTGGAAACTAGTGAAGAATGATCTTATGGACAGCATTGGTTCAAACGGCATCCCTAGAATCTACATTAACGAAGTGCGCGAAGGAAATATATTAGAGTTGAGACATGATCATGACGGAAGAGATCTGGACCTAGCACATGCCGATGAGGTTGTTATACATGTAAGCCAATTATGGGATGATATAGCAAAACTTGATACAATTATAGAAGATGAGCCATGGGAGATCTAATTATGTTTAAGGGAGCATACTAATGTCAAAAGATAACTTTCTAAAATTAATAGAAAAACAAAGAAATAAGAATAAGAAACCTAAGTTTGAAGGAACATTTTTAGACTACTTGGATTTGGTTAGTAAGAATCCGGATCTTACAAAACTGTCACATAAAAGGCTTTATGACGCCATTGTAGAATGTGGCATAAGTAGAATGGAAGATACAAATCCCAGAAAGCATAAAATATTCGACAGCGAAAATGTAAAGATTTATGATTATTTTCAAGAAGAATTTTTTGGAATGGAAAAAGTTATTTCAAAAATAATGCGTTTTCTAAGATCCGCCTCGCTTAAGGGTGAAGAAAGTCGCCAGATCTTATTATTGATGGGCCCGGTTGGAGCAGGAAAATCTGCACTTACTGAGCATGTAAAGAGATCACTTGATGGTGTATCATATTACCATCTTAAAGGTGACCCTCAAAAGGGTGAACCCTTACACCTCATTCCCAGGGCTTTACGAGAAAAATTTGAATCATTACTTAATATAAAGATCGAAGGTGATATTAGCCCTATTGCGCGGCATCATCTCTTGAATGAATTAAGTGGTGAATATGAAAAGTTTCCGGTTGTTGAGTCAACATTCTCTCAGCGCGCTAGAAGAGGAATCGCATCCGTTCCCCCTATGGACGCAAATAGCCAAGATGTTTCAGTACTAATTGGATCGGAGGATATTTCAAAACTAGATTTATATCCTGAAGATGATCCTAGAGCGCTGTCACTTAATGGTGCATTTAACGTAGGAAATAGAGGAATCGTAGAAATGATCGAGATGTTCAAAAATGAAATTGAATTTCTACATACGGTTATTACTGCAACACAGGAAAAACGCGTTCCATCACCTGGAAAGCATAATATGATTTATTTTGATGGTGTTATTTTGGCACATTGTAATGAGTCAGAGTGGAATCGTTTTAGAAGCGAACATACAAACGAAGCAATTCTTGATCGCGTAGTAAAAATTAATATTCCCTATGTTTTAGAGCTAGATCAAGAAGTAAAAATTTATGAAAAAATACTCAAACGATCGGACTTTAAGGCACATATTGCTCCCCATACTATTAAAATAGCATCCATGTTTTCAGTAATGAGCCGGCTCAAATCATCACAGAAATGTGATCTTCTTACTAAAATGAAGATCTATAATGGGGAAGATGTGATTGAAAAGGGAAGAGTCAAGAAGATTGATATTAGAGATCTAAGAGATGAAGTAAGACAAGAAGGCATGTCCGGTATTTCAACGAGATTTATAATGAAGTCAATTGACTGTGCCCTTTCGGACAGCGAGGCCGGTATGATAACACCAATTTCTATAATGGAATCGTTAACAAAGCAAGTAAAAGAACAAGTGGTCGATGAAGATTTTCGAAATCATTGTTTAGAACTTATTCAAAAAACAATTAGAGAAGAATACCTAAAAATTCTAGAAACCGAAATTGCAAAAGCATTTGTAACGGCATACGAAGAACAAGCGCAATCTTTATTTGACAATTATCTAGATAATGCTGAAGCATATACAACATCACAAAAAATGAAAGATAGAATCACTAAAGAAGAGAAGGCACCGGACGAATATTTTCTAAAAGCTATTGAAGAACAAATAGGAATAACCGGTTCATCTCGTGATGGATTTAGAAGTGATGTTACAGCCTACATGTTTGCTAAAATGAGAAGGGGTGAGACAGTTGACTACACTAGTTATGAACCCCTTAAAGAGGCCATTGAAAGCTATTTGATCTCATCTGTAAAAGATATGGCAAGGATTGTAACAAAGTCTAAGACTAGAGATGATGATCAACAAAAGAAATATGGCGATATGGTACAAACACTGGTTGATGAGTATGGGTACAATCCTGACTCTGCTGCAGAAGTTATTGCGTTCGCTAGTAATAACCTTTGGCGTGATAGCTAGCATTAGTTTTTCATAGACTTATACTAATCATCTTTTTATTATATCTTTATATGATATGAATATAGATGGTGAGGTATATCGTGAATATTAAATTTAAATTTCAGATGGCGGAACTTCTGGTTACCGGTGCTTTGTTTATGTTTAGCACCAATACAGTATTGGCTTGGGTGCTTTTATCTTTAGGGCTGGTCGGAGCAATGGTACGCACAGCATGGGAAAAAGCACAAGAAGAGGAACAAAAAAAAGAAAGGTCTGAACAATGGGAAACATTGCGCCGACAATTACTTCAAGCCCAAATATCGACTGTAACAGTACCTGATGATGATCTGATCAAGCATTAAAACGGATCCATTATGAATTTCTATAAGACGCACTTCAATGTCAATCCAACTATAATTGAGTATGTTGAAAGTTTGGATGTGTTGTGTGAAGATATCTTACAAAGATCAATCTACCTAGATTATGATAGCACACTCTTGCCCCAATACTTTACGGACATACAAGGAATCCTATCAGAAAGTAAAGAGTCCGGGTGCAATTTTCTGTTACGAAATGCATTAATAGAAACTGTATTCAGAGCAGACAAAAAGTGCGCATACGGTGGTTTTTTTGTCTACATGTTTTTTGTAGAATTTTTAAAAAAAATGATAAAACTAAAGACACTAGAAACCCCATGGGCTATTGATATACCAGATATATCCAGGGTGATGTCATTACACAGCAGGTTTGCCAATAAAGATATTATCGAAAAATTTATAAAAACATACATTCAAGATTCAGACATATCCCTAATCATTAATGAAACACTCTTATTAGGTGGCATGGATGCACAGGTGCATATCAATGAAAAGCCTAAAGATGCAATATGTCTAGAACTTATAAGTGGAAATAAATTTAAGATAAATGCCCACCCTTTGTTTATTAATAGTGGCAAAGTAAAAAAGTGGGATAGAGAAAACGTAACTGTAGTTATAGTCGATGGATTAGTAGAAAAAGTTTCCGAGATTGATAAGATTCTGGCTGCAGCTTCTGAATTGAGGAAACCTGTCGTTTTCTTTTGCAGGGGCTATTCAGATGATGTGGCAAATACACTACTGGTTAATTTTGTGAAAGAAACTCTGGATGTTGTCCCCATTATTGTCCCATATGACCTTGCGGGATCAAATATGCTTAAAGATATTGCGGTATGTTGTAATACCGATGTTGTTTCATCACTTAAAGGCCAGCTAATATCAACAATCAAATTTGAAGATTGCCCCAATATTTCCGGTTTATCTATAGAGGGTAATAATGTGATTATACGAAATCCTAGTGCTAGTGTAGGTGTACGTGCACACATGAAGTACTTGGTTAAAAAACTCGAAAATGAGATTAATCCGGAAAAGACTAATTTATTAAGTGACAGAATAACTACACTCAGTAGTAGGTGTGTCAGTATATCACTAAATGATTATGATAAAAATCGTCTCAAGCTTAAAACGCTAAGAATTGGTGGGGGTATTAAGATGATTAACGAAGTAGCGCACAATGGATACATCGATATTTCTACATTATGCAAAAAAGATGAATTAGATCCCCTCATAAAAAGTGTATTAAGCAAATTAAGCAAAAACAATATAACAATTGCTCCAGCATCATCATTGATCAATGGAATGATCGATGCGTATTCTTTGTCTTCTACAATCGCAAATTCCGGTGCCTACCTTACAATTGACTAGCTTGATATAGGCAGAATATTTTACTATTCATTCTCTACATATAATTTTTAAAATATTTTTAAACCTAAGGAGAAAATATGAGTGTTCAAAGTGACGTAGGAAAAACTCTTTATGATTTGCGTGATCTTGTATCTAATGATCTTACAAAGGCAGTCATGACTTTTGCACGTGAAAATGAATTGTCAGATGGTCAGCTTAAGTCGTTAGTTACCTTATTAAAGGGTACTACACACCAAACATTTGAGCGTGGTGTCGACGCGGTTCTTAAGTGCCTAGGATAAATATCCGATGAAAGGTGTGAAACATATGGTGGAATGCCACTGTATACTGCCACAATTTAAATATAGAGAATCAGCCTTATATCATAAGTTTATTGTATTTTCTATTATTGATGACAGCGATACAGTAATACCAAAGTTTGCTCAGTGCAATAACTGTGGTGTAGTTCATCGTATTTTTGACATATGTAAATCAGAGATTGTTGCTGGTAAGGAAGATTTAAACTCAATTACAACAAAAGAAGAGATGTCATTATCACTATCCAGTGATCTGGTAGATGTTCTAAAGACATACAATGTAGACTTACCCACGTGGGAACAAGCTAGCTTTATTATTACACATAAAAAATGGGGAGAGAATATTATTCTTTCAAAAGACTTTATAAACGATGAAGTAACCGGAAAAAGACTAGTATTCGTAGGCCCACAAAAATTTAAGCTAGAAGAATTTCTAGCATCAAACATGATGAATACAAATGAACCTTAAACAATACGGAAATACTGAGCAAGAACAGGTCGCGTGGGACTCCACACGAGCAAGAGAAGTAGTTTTAGAGATTATGAGTTTTGGTGTGAATGATCAACAAATTATGAAAATTTGTTATTTTTTGATAATGGAATTAGAAGATCAGACCATAATTGATAATATGAATGAACAAATAAAAACATACATTGATAGACTATCTGAAAAGTCTGAAGATGGTATAATTACTGACATGGGAGAATTATAATGTCGAATATTTTAGAAAAATGGAATGAAATTAAAGTACTAGTTGATAGCCTGGATCTAGATGTTAATAAAAATGCATCTGGAAATGCATCCGCCGGCGTGCGCGCCCGGAAAGGGTTAAGACTTCTTAAGAAGGAAGCCGGTGAACTGGTAAAGGCAACAATTGAACAAGAGAAATCAAAAAAACCATAAATGGGGGTGAACTGGTCTCGACAAGGTAAGGACATTTGAGGGTGCAAGTATCCAACTGTGACACATGGATTGACAGTGTTGCGAACTTTAATTGCCAACGATAATGTTGAGTACGATTACGCCTTAGCTGCGTAATTGCGGGGTTTCCGATAACCTTGTTAGTAAAGATCGGATAAGTGGTTGACCTCACGGAGTTTAAAAGGTCCCCAATGGTTCCCTACGTAAGTGGGTGAGGTCCTGATTCTCGATAAGGACGAGGAGATTTCGAGATACTTTGCTGGTTTGGGAATAAATCAGACAAACTTGTGAATGACCTAATTTTTAGATTTATTTTGGACCCGGGTTCGATTCCCGGCACCTCCACCACGAGTACCGGTATTATAAGAAAGCATATGCCTTCTTCATTAAAGACAATAAAGATAAAACATGACCACACCAAACAATATGCTGTTGAGCGTAATATTTATGATGGCATGGAAAAAACATGTGATAAGGAGAACAACATGAGCGGCTCTGACGAAACAAAAGACGATAGCTATATTAATCCACCTATGGATGATTTTGGATTTTTGGGTAATTATGATGATGATGCACCCGCAGCAGATGAAAGATTACTTCCAGAGAACACGGCGGCTAGTGCTATAAAGTGCGGCTTTATTGGCGTTGGTGGTGGTGGTGGAAAGCTAGCAAAGGCATTCCTAGATCTAGGGTTTAATAAAACACTGGTGGTTAATACCACACCAAAAGATCAACCTACCGGCCTCGATGCATCACACTTTGTATTACTTCCTGGCGCAGACGGCGTTGGAAAAGATGTTGATCTTGGAAAGAAAATCCTTGGTGATAATAGCGCATTAGTTGAAGACGCAGTTCGAACCAAGATGGGCCAAGTGGATTGGCTTTTTGTTCTTGCCGGTGGTGGCGGGGGTACCGGTAGCGCGTGTAAAGAATTACATGGCGCTTTGGAAAGGTACCTTAGTTCTACAGAGGCATCAGGCAAGGTTGTCTATATGGTTAGTAAACCAACGGGACAGGAACTTTTAAATCCTACAATCAATACCAATTATCAATCACTCCTAAAAGATCTTAATGACGTACCTTACCTAGTAATTGATAATGAAAAACAATTGCAATTGTTAAGAGGGAAGGTTGGACTGCTTAATATGTTTCCAGCAGCAAACTCTACATTTGCAAAACTATTCCACCAGGTGCTTAAATTAGCAGATCAAAGTTCACCGATACAGACATTTGACACGAAAGACCTGGAGAGGTGCCTCCGGACGCCGGGACGACTATTCTTAGGAAGTACTATAGTAAAGGACCCGAGTGACCCTGACCTAGGCTCTACAATCTTCCAGGGCAGCTTAAGGGGTTCACCATGTCCTGCACCTACAAATAAGCCGGAAACTGGCGTATTACTATTACTAGTAACCTCAGTAATGGCAGGTGATCCCGAGATTAGTAAACGCTTAGAGACCGCATTTTCTTATGTCGGTGGGCGAACAAACACACTATTTTCAGGTGTTTATATAAATGACAATGTACCAGGACTAATCGGCGTTACATTATTTGGTGGTATGTAATACCATTCAGGTGACTAAGATATCTCAATAAAATTTTGTTTCTTTGCTAATTTTTTTAAGATCGTCTTTTCTATCTGGCATATTCTCATGCGGGTTATTCCAAAAATATCACCTATTTCTTGAAGTGTCTTTTTTCCTCTAGAGGCGGAAATTAACACACAATTAAGGCATGCATCGTCTTTTGAATCAACCCAATATTTACATGATGACTTTTCGCATGTAACATTTAATTTATCATGTTCGTGAAAACAAGTAGTTCTTTTTATTGGTCGTTTCTTTTCTTTTGACGATTCCATATATTTCTTTTGTCCCTAAATCAATGATACTGATATTTATAAAGAGAAGAATACAATTTAAGCACAGAATGTATAGAAACACAAGAGGTCAAATAAATGAGTAATAGAAAAACCCTGGTACTTGATACCAGCGTCTTACTTTACGATATGCAAGCCATTCATTCATTTTATGGTAATGATGTTGTAATACCTTTGGTCGTTTTAGATGAACTTGATAGATTTAAGGAAAAACCCGGACTGCTGGGGGAGTCAGCGCGTTATGTCAATCGTTTTTTGGATGGTTTGCGTAACGAAGGAAGACTAGACTTAGGTATCAAGCTAGAAAATAATGATCAGGTGATAAGAGTAGAAGCTAGGAACAGTTTGGGACTTATACCCGATGATCTTGATGCGACATGTGGTGATAACAAAATTATTGGATGTGCACTTTTACTTAAAAAAGAAAATAAAGAAGCCCTAGTAAAAGTAATAACAAAAGACATAAACCTGCGCGTCAAATGTGATGCGCTTGAAATAGAGGCTGAAGATTATTACAAGGACCATATTAATGTTGTTAGTGATAAACAGTTCACGGGACAAACAACACTTTATGTTTCAGACGATGATATTGATAAATTTTATAAAAATGGGACAATGGATGTTGACGAAGACAGTGAATTGTATCCCAATGAATTTGTTGTCGCATTAAGTGAAATTAATAATAAATCGGCATTGGGAGTTTTTAGAGAGGGACAGGTTAAAAGAATACCTTCAACATCTTTAAATGAATCTGTCGGAATTGATGCAAAAAATAAAGAACAAAGTTTCGCAATGCATTTATTGGCGGATGAAAAAATTCAATTAGTTACAATAACAGGTTTGGCAGGATCAGGAAAGACATTTTTGACAATTATGTGTGGCCTATCCGGATTATTCAATGATCAATATAAAAGAATAATCATTACTAGATCCATCCAGCCTGTTGGTCGTGATCTAGGCTATCTACCTGGGGACATTGACGAGAAAATGGATCCCTGGATAGCACCAATTATGGATAATGTTAAGCATGCATTTAATGATATGACATATTTTGATTGTCTACGTGACAAAGGACAAATTGAAATTGCTCCCCTATCTTACATTCGTGGAAGGACGTTCAACGACTCTTATATAATTGTTGATGAAGCTCAAAATACAACTATCCATGAGTTAAAGACAATAATAACACGCACCGGTAAAGGCTCAAAAATAATATTGTTGGGTGACACGGACCAGGTAGATACTCCCTATATTGACACCCGATCGAATGGACTTTCGATTGTATTGGAAAAATTTAAAGAATCAGAAATTTCTGGACATGTTAATTTAGCAAAGGGTCAAAGATCGGAAATAGCTACGCTGGCCAGCAAAATCTTATAGTTTCCTCTATTTAACTAACGTAGCTACTACTTATTTTAAGATGGCCGTGTAATTATATCGGTACTCAGTCAATTGAGGATTCTTATTAAATGTCAAACTCTAAAGATAAGCCCCAGCTACAAAATTTGCCGGCATTACTTAAAGAGCAATTTCTGACAATCAGAAACCCTCAAAATGATCAGGCAAAAAAAATAATAAGTTGTCCTGACTTACAGGTCGGCCTCAAAGATGAAAAATATCCATCTCGAGGAATTGTTTTTCCAAATAGAGAATTTGAGGGTGATGTAACTGATAAGTTATATAACAAGAATGGTATACTTCATTTTGACGGCTCACCATTACTAACATCAGCCAGTACAGGTGACATTACATCTGTAACTGCTGGTACTGGACTTTCGGGTGGAGGTACATCAGGAGATGTAACACTAGATTTAGATGTATCGGAATTAACAGCCTTGGGAAGCAAGGCAGAGTCATCAGACTATGTGGTGATACAGGACTCAACAGATAATTCAACAAAAAAAGTTTTAGTATCAAATCTTCCCGGTGATATATCTAGCGTGATTGCCGGGAATGGATTATTGGGAGGTGGTGATTCCGGAGATGTAACATTAGAAATTAATGATAGTATTACGGCAACAATAAGTGGATCACAATTTTCCGGGAACGTAGGTATAACCCCTCGGTTATCTGTTACAGGTTCATTAGTAGTAGGTAATTCTTCACCTGGGCTGGATACACATTTCTTTGTGTCAGGCTCTAAAGGAAATAGAGGGACCAGTAATGGAAATATTTCGGTATTTGCAGGCGACTTAGTAGTAAGTGGCACATTTTATGCAGAGAAAATGGTCATTGAAGTTGATGAAACAGTTACCGGTTCATTAATGATATCTGGAAGTCTTATAGTTTCACAAAGCGCAGAAATACAAGAGGGACTAGTAGTTAATTCTTCTGGAGAATGTGGGGCAGAAAATGATTTTAGAGTTCAGTCTGATAATTTTACTCACGCATTGTTTGTCGACACATGTGCCGATCGTGTACTAGTACTATCAGGTGGTGCGGCTGCATCTAATAATGAGTCTAATTCACTTGATGTTAATTTCTTTGTCTCTGGAACAGTTGGATCTAGATCCACAACAACAAAAGGTACATCACTGTTTGGTGGTGATATGGTTGTAAGTGGCGCCATGCAGGTTGGTGCACCTCCGACGGAATCTGAAGACGGATCCACACAAGACTTTACGGTTAACACAAAAGACTCTGCAGGAATTGTTTATGTTAATGGTAATTACAACTACATACAATTTCAAACTTCAGACTCTACCGGCCAGTTAAACCCGGGCCAGGATACATTTTTTCACGTCTCCGGAACCATCGGTGGGAAAGAAAATACCGGTGTATCAGTGTTTGGAGGAGATGTTGTTATTAGCGGTTCAATACTACCAGGGTTAGATATAACTTCTAATTTAGGAAGTGATACCCATCGATTTGCAAATATATACACCGGTGACCTTCATTTGAGAAATGAACGTGGCCACTGGACAATTGTTGAGGAAGCGGACTATCTAACGGTCATTAATAATCTTACCGGTAAAAAATATAAGATGGTTTTAGAGCCAATCGACGAATAATTTCTTACAATCAATCCTAAAATATGGTTATTAATACAGACAGTTTTTTTTATAAAAAATAACAGCTTAAACTGCCTTTTTTAGTTCCGAGAATGATATTTAATAGTGGCGACAGCCATGTCGTCATGTTATAACAATTTCAATTCGTTTAATTAGGAGAGTTTTAATGGCTATTATTACTAGTAATATATCCGCCTCCAATGCCACAGGACAAAATGGTACAATCGGTCTAACCGGTTCATTACATGTTCGTAGTGGTAGTGGTGAAGATGGTGGATATCTGATTTTTGATCAGATAACAACTTCAGGGGGACCAGCGGTTCCCGGAGGGAATACGGGTGTTCTATTCGTTTCCGGAAATAATGGAGGTGTTGTTGATATTTGGTTCAAGGAACCGGGAGGCACATCGGTTAACCTTTCTGCAGAAGGTGATATCACGGCGGTTCGGGCTTCATACGGTCTAGAGGGTGGAGGAACATCAGGTGATGTTGCTCTTGGTATAGATGATTCGCTAATCCCAATTCTTAGTGCAAGTAACTGGTTTACGGCGGACATGCATGTTTCAGGTAACGTTACATTTGGTGACTCTAACACTGACAAGTTTATTGTTGCATCTGATTCTTATCTGAATGATGTATATGTTTCCGGAAGTACAACCATAGGTAACAATGACGTAGATGAACTTACGGTCAATGCGACGACAACATTCGACGCGACAGTTGACTTTGACAAGGATGTCTACTTCGCCAGCGATGCCGATTTGTACGCCAGCGGTAATGTCCAGCTTGGAGGCGAGACCGGTGGTAATATTTACCTATCAGGAAATATTTCGGACGCCGTGTTTACCGGTACACTTACGGCATCACCAGGCTCAGCTACTGGCACTGCAATCAAAGTGCCAATGGGTCATGTTATCTTCAACGAGGCAGGAATGGCTAGTGACTTCCGCGTTGAGACCGATAATAATACACATGCATTGTTTGTTGATGGTTCAGAAGATCATGTAGTGTTCGGTGCATCCGACACAGCCGGCACTGATAGTTGGTTCTTTGTATCTGGCTCTAAACAGGGTAATGGACACAAGGCTGCAGCTGTTTTCGGTGGTGATACATGGATATCAGGTAACCTATCAATAGGATATCCGGGTGTCAATGATTATGAATCTGGTGATGGCGGTCCTACCATGTTTGAAATGTATGGTAAAAATCGTCGTGGAATGATTTACGCTGATGGTAATAACGAGCAGTTATTATTATTTGGTTTTGGTTCCGATGGAAATCTTGAGTCAGCGACCAATAAGCAAGACGTAAAGTTCTATCTATCGGGTTCTGCTACAACTGATGGTGTAAGATCTGAGGATGAGGCACGTGCTCTTTTCCAGGGTGATGTGACAATTTCTGGTACGTTGCGTACTGGATTACCGACACAAACTCCGGATCAGAAACCAACAATCATTGCTGGACAAGGTGTTGAAATTACTACCGGTAGTTTTGGTAGTGCAACATTAGCTCTGGGTCAAATTCGTATTGATCTAGATTCCGATGCATCAGTTGGAAGTGTTAAGGGTAATCACGGTATTACTGCAGCTCCGACAACTGGTAAAGGTGATGTTGTTCTTAAACCGAATGCGTCTATTATTCCTATTCTTTCTGCAAGTAACTGGTTTACGGGTGGTCACTTAGGTGTAACAAACGGTTTCTACGTTTCCGGAAGTTCAACATTTGGTAATGCAGTATCTGATAAGGTACATGTTTCTGCCAGTATCTCATTTGGACAGATAACGACTGCAATGGACGGTACATTTGAATGTCATTATGATGCGAGCTTCGCAAAACTAATGGCATCAGGTTCTGTTACTTTGGGTATGGGTTCCATGCCTGTTGCTCTTAATGGTTCAACAACGGATGTGGATGCTGCAGGTGCAGTCACAGTGAACTCATCCGCTGGTACAATTAGCGTGGGTAATGATGATGTCGACCAAAATATTAATATTGGTACAGCTGGTACTAGAACAATCGTTATTGGAGCTGATGGTGGGGCAACGACCACACAGATTCACAGTGATGGTGGCAACTTATTGCTAGATGCTGGCACTAGAGATATTACTATTACAGGTGATATTATGCCAAGTGCTGACATTTCCTATGACTTAGGGTCTAGTGCGTTGAGGTTCAAAAACGTGTACACGGGTGACCTTCACCTCGCGAATGAGCGAGGAAACTATACCCTTGTCGAGGAACCTGACATGCTTACGATTAGAAATAACCGTAGTGGTAAATGGTTCCGGTTGATGATGGAAGAAATCGACCCAACAGGTCGTGATGATGGTATGCGTGGTCCCGCACCATTATTTAATCTTGGTATAGATGAGGAGTAATCTTTATCTAGACTAATTTGGTCTTGGACTGGCGGGTGGCTTCGGCCACCCGCCTTTTTTGTTTATAAGCAATTAATGTGATAATTATTAATATTTTAGGGGAGATCTATAATGGCACTAACAGGTGATTTATCCGGATCGTACGGAAAAAGTAGCATTATTGGAATTACTGGGTCTTTAGATCTAACTTATGATGGAGAAGGCACGGAAGACGGCTGGATTCAGCTAAGAGAAATGACCGGTAACCCGGGTAACCCGAGTTCTAATCAAGGAAAATTGTTTATAAAGGACAATGGATCTGGTACCACAGTACCTTATTTTTTAGATTCTGGAGGAACTGTTACTAGTCTTCTAGGGGGTGGTAGTTCATCACCTGCAGGATCGGATAGCCAAGTCCAATATAATAATGGCGGTTCGGTTGGGGGTGCTTCTAGTCTAGTCTATGATGATACTAACGGACGCGTTGGAATTGGCACCGACTCGCCAAGCGCAACTCTCGAAGTAAGCGGCACATTGAAGATTACCGGCGGCGACGAACCGGCACTACTCATGTTGGATGATCAAGACGGATCTGCTCAAATCGGTCGTGCGCATGTTGGTTATGTTGGAAGTTCTGACTTTGCCGCCTTTGCCCACCAAGATAGAGCCACCACCACGGAATACTGCGTTGCCCATCGAAGCAACGGGCAAACCGATATTAATACGTCGGCAGGCACAAACATGACTTTTAGATATGCTTCAGCCATTAGAGCGCAGCTAGATACAAACGGCTATTTTTCTGTTGGTTCCAATTATGCACCGGGTTCTCACAAATTTGCGGTTGAAGGCGACGCTTTGATCGAAGGCGACCTTACAGTCAATCAATACATCTATCACAATGGAGATGCTGATACATACATTCGTTTCCAAGACAACGATGTTAGAATCTCGACAGCCGGTACCGAAAGGGTCACGGTAGACTCGAATGGCAAAGTTGGTATTGGTCAAACTACACCGACCAAAACACTAACAATAGAATTTGCCAATGACAATACAGCAATCACAACAGGACATGGCTTCTCGGGCGGTGCCTCGGGCGATGGCTTGCTTATTGAAAACACCTCCACTACAACAAATGCTTACGCAAACTTAGATTTCAGAGTCGCCACCGCAGATGGAAGAATAGCGTATGTATATGATGGAACCTCTAATAGCGGCGACTTCCATTTTGTAACAGACAACGCGAACTCTCCCGCATCTAGATTAATAATAAAAGATGGCGGTAGTGTCGGAATTGGAGCAGAACCTTCTGCGACATACCTTTTAGATGTTGCGGGAGCAACACGAGCATATCTAAGTTCTGGCGACACAACTGTAGCAACCAGAGAATGTGCTCGATTTACACACCTTTCGACAGGAACACCAGCAGCGGGTTTTGGAACTTTTATTGGATTCGGCTTAGAAAACACTAATAGCGAAGAAATTTCGGCAGGCGGCATGGGGTGTGCTTGGATAAACCCTACTGATGGAGCAGAGTCTTCTCAGTTAGAGTGGGCAACAAACCAAGCGGGTAGCCAAATGAACCAAATGACTCTAGATGCTTATGGTTTGACTGTTCACGCTGCTACATATGGAGCGGTGACCGGCTTGTCAACACAAGCTTTGGCGGTGCGTGGAAATAAATATGCTGATTATGCTTGTTTGTTTCACAACGACGGAAACGCCACCACCCGTTATGGAGTTAAAATTCAATGCGGCACCGACGACAACAGCGGAACAAATTATGCTGTTGTTATCGCAGATGGAGATGGGTCTAATCAAGGATATATTACTTTCTCAGGAGGCACGGTTACTTATGGGGCGTTCACGGGTGTCCACGACGCCGCCGTGCAGTCTTCTGATTACACCGCAGGTAACGATTCTTATAATTACGGAACAATTGTGAAGATTATTTCAACTTCTTCTCCGCTGCCGAAGAAAGTTGCTTATGTTGTGGGACCAACAACTTCTGCCGAAGACAAGTCTGCATTTGGTGTGTATTCCGGGTATGCCCCACCACCAGACGATCCATCTGGCAACAGCCACCAAATCTTTGCCATCGGTGATGGTCACATCTTGGTTTGTAACGAAGGTGGTGATATTGAAATCGGTGATTATATTTGTTCTTCAGGAACACGAGGGCACGGTAAAAAACAAAGCAGCGCCCAACTTTATAATTATACAGTAGCAAAAGCTACAGAAGCGGTTACTTGGGAGAATGAGGACTCAAACAGCAAATTGATAAGCTGCACTTATCATTCTGCGTAATATAGGTCTTAACGAGTACATCTATCACAATCATGATGTTGACACTATTATTAACGGTCACAATCAAAACCGAGTACTGTTTAAAGGAATAGCACAACTAAATAATGAACAGGTTTTAATCTTATCAGGGGGGTCACCGGCGTCCCTTGATCCAGCGGACGGGACAGATGTAGCTTTCTGGGTATCAGGTACCATGGGTTCTAAAGGTTCCGAAAACAAAGGTACCGCGGTGTTTGGTGGAGATATGGTTGTCAGCGGTGGTGTGGAGGTCGGAGCGGCACCAACTGAGTCGACTGACGGATCATTACAAGATTTTACAGTTAATACAAAGGACTCTGCAGGAATTATATATGTTGCTGGTAACCACAATTATGTACAGTTTCAAACTTCGGATTCTAGTGGACAATTGAATCCAGGTCCGGACACCTTTTTTCACGTTTCCGGAACCATTAATGGAAAACAAAATACCGGTGTTGCCGTATTTGGAGGAGATGTTGTAACTTCCGGGAGTGTCTATATTGATAAGAGCCTAGTGGAGCATGATATGGCTTCAGGGACTACCGTTGTACAAAATACCAGAAAGGGTTCGCTACACCTTACAACAGACGGTACAACGTCGGCAACACCAGGTTCACAAATATTCATGGCAACAATAAGCAGTTCACAGGTTCGTGAAGAAGACGTAATCATTGCAACATGTAAGTCACGAGGAATATTTATATCAGCACATGGTATAACTGAGGGCCGGCGGTTTTATTTGACTGTTATGAATAACACCGGTGTTGAAATTAATAATGATACTGAGATTCATATTAATTGGGTTGCTTTATAACTGGTACTGATACTGGTACTGATACTGGTACTGATACTGATACTGATACTGATACTGAATTTAATTAAATAGTAGAATAGAATATAGAAAGTAAGATAATCTGATATCAGTATCAGTTAGCAGTTATCTGAATTCAGTTCCCAGAACTTATTATTCTATACTTTTCTAGAAATGTTTAATTTTTTCTATGAAAATTGTATGTAAACATTCCTCAGACCATATGTAAGATTCTTTATGCGTATTTGATTGGAGCAATGATTTTACATGTTCAATACAAAATTATTTGAAGACGGAAAGAAAGACAATATTCTTATAGCAGATACAGACATCATTTTTGTTGCTGATGCATTCAAGGAAGATTATGTCGGTGGTGCCGAATTAACCACACAAGCACTAATCGATTCTTCTCCCTTTACTGTTAAAAAAATTAGATCACATCAGTTAACAATGGAGCTTCTCGAGAAGGGTCATAAAAATTATTGGGTATTTGGGAATTATGCAGGTGTAGATAAGAACCTGATTCCGACAATAATGGGAAATTTAGACTATTCAATCCTAGAGTATGACTATAAATATTGTAAATACCGTTCACCTCAGCGTCATGAAGAAGCTGAAAAGACTCCCTGCACATGTGAGAATGATCTTTATGGAAAGATGATAGCAGCTTTCATGATGAGTGCGAAATCTCTGTGGTGGATGTCAGAAGCTCAACAACAGATATATTTTAAAAAGTTTCCCGCACTATCCCAGGTCGAAAACCATGTTTTAAGTTCAGTCTTTGATGATCAATTCTTCATAACACTTAAACTATTAAGAGAAAAATATAAAAATCACACCCGAAAAGGATGGGTTGTCTTAGGTTCAACTAGTTGGGTCAAAGGTGCCGGATTAGCTGAGCAGTGGTGTAAAGATAACGGTAAAGAGTACGAAGTAGTCTGGGGCCTGGAATATGGCATGCTTCTAGAGAAATTAGCACAGGCTGAAGGGTTTGTGTATTTGCCACAGGGTTGGGATACATGTCCTAGGATGGTTATTGAGGCCAAGTTATTAGGGTGTAAACTTCATTTAAACGAAGATGTTCAACATAAAGATGAAGAGTGGTTTGACACTGAGGATAATTTAGAGACTGAATCATATTTGTATGCTGCACGTGATGTATTCTGGAAAGGGATAAAGCACAACATGAACTATATACCCCAGCTAAGTGGATATACCACAACATTAGACTGCAATACCCATGATTATCCATGGAAAGAGTGCATTAAATCATTACTTGGATTTTGTGATGAAGTGGTTGTTGTTGACGGTGGTTCAACAGACGGCACATGGGAAGAGTTGAAAGAGTGGAGTGATAAAGAAGTTAGGTTAGTAATTCATCAAGAAAAAAGAGACTGGGAAAATAAAAGATTCGCAGTATTTGATGGTGCACAAAAAGCATATGCAAGATCATTATGTACCAGGGAATTTTGTTGGCAACAGGATGCTGATGAAGTGGTTCATGAAAATGATTATGATAAAGTACTTAGCCTCATGAGATCATTCCCACGAAATACTGATATTCTGTGTTTACCGGTCGTCGAGTATTGGGGTAAAAAAGGAAAAGTACGTGTTGATGTTAATCCATGGAAGTGGAGACTTTCTAGAAATAATGAAGGAATTACACACGGGATACCTAAGGCTTTGAGAAACTATGATGATGATGGAACTCTTTTTGCAAAACTGGGTACCGATGGATGTGATTATATACATAGTGATACCGGTGATGTAATTCCACATGCAAACTTTTATAATAATGAAGCACATGAATATCGCCTTCGTGCACTTGGAGGTGACAAACAAGCATTAGAGAAATATGCTGAATGGTTTGTACGCTGTGCAGAAATGTTACCTTGTGTGCATCATTTCTCTTGGTTTGATTTATCTAGAAAGATTCGTACCTATAGAGATTATTGGTCCAAGCACTGGCAAAGCTTATTTGATATAACCCAGGAAGATACTGCTGAAAATAACATGTTCTTTCAAAAACCATGGTCCGAAGTAACGGAAAATGATATAGAGACGCTAGCAAATAAATTGCAAGATGAAATGGGAGGTTGGGTATTTCATGATCCGGTCGACTTTAATAAGCCAACCCCTTATCTTGTACTGGACTCAGAATATCCTCAGGTTATAAAAGAGCGCCTGGAACATGAATAATCAATTTGTTTTTGTAACCCCTGCCTATAACTGCGAAGAAGAAATCCAGCAAACAATACTTTCGGTAATATCACAATCATACTCAAATTGGAGAATGGTAATATACGATGATATGTCAACAGATACTACACCCCAACGCGCTGAAGATATATCAAAAGCATTCGGTCTGGGCGATCGCTTACAAGTAGTAGCAAGAAACGAAAAATTTGGTGAAGTCAGAAATACACTAGATGCAGTTAATTCTATAAATGATAATGATATTATATGTCGCCTAGATGGGGGGGATTGGTTAACCGACTTAGACACCCTGGCAATAATCAATCACGTATATAATGACTCAAACCCTGCAGTTCTATGGACTAAGCAAAGATGGGCATTTACAACACAAAATATATCAGGACCCCTAAGTGGTGATGATATTGATATATACAAGCATCCATGGGTCTCAAGTCATCTTAAGACATTTCGAAAAGATGCGATAAATAATATCAACATTAAGAACTTTAAAGATGATGATGATGAGTGGATTATGATTGGTTGTGATCAGGCAGTATTTCTACCAATGCTACATAAAGCCGGGTTAGAAAATCGTCCCAGATTATTCTTACCAATGGTTTGTTATCATTATAATATAAATCTATCAAATCCTGAATTATTCACATGTGATCGATCAAAAAAACAAAAAAGATCAGCTGAGTGGGTCCGTGAAAGAGGGTATCTCACATGAATATTCTTTTTGATAATGTAAACCTTACTAGTACTAGCGGCCCTAACAATTTTGCAAAAAAACTAGCCAGCCAGATATCTGAAGATGATGACAATTTTGTGCTCACAAATGTTAACTCTGAAAATATTGATGTGCAACTGTCATTTATTCAGTCTAACTTTAAAATAGCTCCCACTGCTTTGCGTCTAGATGGAATTTATTTCAATATTTCACAAGACTGGAAAGAATTAAATTCACCGATACAATCTAGTTTTAAAACTGCAGATGCAGTAATATACCAATCGCATTTCAATCAGAAATTAGTCGAAAAGTACTTTGGTACTCATACAAATGCACATGTTGTACATAATGGTACAAAATTAGATTGGATTGATGATATATCACCATTAGATAGTGGTGTGTTAAATAATTTTACCGGTGTGTGGTCCTGTGCATCGTCCTGGCGCCCTCACAAAAGATTAGAGGAAAACGTGAAATATTTTCTAGATCACGCTCCGAATGATCGATGCCTTATAATCGCTGGACCCAATCCGGATTACCAAGTTAATGATCCGAGAATATTTTATTCAGGGCCACTAGACTGGAATACATTGATAGCACTTTATAAGCGTTCTGAGACGTTTCTACACTTAGCATACTTAGACCATTGTCCGAATGTTGTTGTTGATGCCAGGGCATCCGGATGTCATGTAGTGTGTTCTAGTACTGGTGGAACAAAAGAAATTGCTGGAAAGAATGCGACAGTAATTGTTGAGGAAGAGTGGGGATTTGAGCCAATAAAGTTATATGAACCTCCACCCATGAATTTTAATAATACTATTTCTAATACATCAAGTTCCCCAATAGATGTTAAAGATACTGCTTTAAAGTATATTGAAATCTTGCAGGAAATAAGAGAAGATTCTTAAAATGAAAATTTTTGTTCTAGCCCCTCGGGAAAATTGGATTTGTGACAGACAGCTTCAGGAATGGAAGAAAAATGTTTCACATATGACAACAGATGATATTAATTTTTGTGATATCTTGTGGCTACTGGCCGGCTGGTGCTGGAACCAGGTACCTACTAAAATACTTTCGGAAAAAAAAGTTGTAGTTACTGAGCATCATATAGTTCCAGATAAGTTTGACGAAAAAAAAATAAATGCCTTTAAGCTAAGGGATCAATATGTCGATGCATATCATGTCCCTAATGATACAACCGCTGGATTTATAAAAAAACTTACTGAGAAACCGATCTATGTAATCCCGTATTGGTATGATTCAAGTACATGGTTTATAGAGGACAAATCAGAGTGCAGAAAACAATTCGGCCTACCTGAAGATAAATTTATCATTGGTTCATTTCAACGCGATACTGAGGGTGGTACCAGGAAACCAAAACTTGAAAAAGGTCCAGATTTATTTGTTGAATATGTAAAAAAGATGAATAGAGAAGATATTTTGGTGTTATTGGGGGGATGGAGAAGGGAATATATCTGTGATCGACTATCTGAATGTAATATTCCGTTTACTGGCGTAGAGCTAGCACCGATAGATGTAGTACGAAAAATGTATGCATGTTGTGATCTCTATATAGTATCTTCTAGGTATGAAGGTGGTCCCCAGGCAATTTATGAAGCTGCAGCTATGAAAGTGCCTATTGTTTCTACTGATGTAGGGGTCGCTAGCAAAATACTTCATCAAAATTGCATAATTAATATTCCGCATGAAATATATTACCCTACGAATGAAGATATCGAACTAAACTTTAATAATGTTCAAAGGTATAATATAAAGAAGCATAAAGATGAGTATATTAAAATGCTCAAAGAGGTTTTATCATGACAAAAAGAGCATTAATAACCGGTGTTAATGGAATGGACGGAAGCTACATGTCCGACTTACTTCTAGCGAAAGGCTATGAGGTATTCGGCATGGAAAGAAGGTCTTCTGTAAAAAATCGTACGAATACTAGTCACCTCGAGGGAAAAATAACATTTTTAACGGGTGATCTAACTGATCAAAATTCTTTGCTAAGAATACTTCAAGAGTGTGATCCTCATGAAATTTATAACTTTGCATCTCAAAGCTTTGTGGGTGAAAGTTGGAACACACCTGAACATACATCTGACGTAACCGGTCTGGGTGTTCTTAGGGTTTTGGAGGCAATTAGAGAATACAAAAAATCTATAAAATTCTATCAGGCCAGTAGTTCTGAAATGTTCGGAAGGATGGTTGAAAATCCAGCTAATGAAAATACACCATTTTATCCTAGAAGCCCTTATGGGGTTGCCAAACTGTATGGCCACTGGATCACAAAGAACTATCGTGAGTCATATGATATGTTTAATATTTCCGGAATCTTATTTAACCATGAGGCCGAAAGAAGAGGCCTAGAGTTTGTTACTAGAAAAATTTCAGATGGTGTGGCCAGAATACATCTAGGTTTAGCCGATCATATTTCATTAGGGAATTTAGATGCAAGGAGAGACTGGGGATACGCACCAGATTATATGGAGGCTGTGTGGCTTATGATGCAACAAGATGCTCCCTCCGACTACGTAATCGCAACTAATCAAGCTCATTCAATAAGAGACTTCTTAAGTGCGGCATTTAACTTCGTGGGAATTGACGATTGGGAAGCACATGTAAAACAAGACCCTAGGTATATGCGTCCTGCTGAAGTGGATGTCTTAAGAGGCGACTATACAAAGGCAAAAAATGAACTAGGATGGTCACCACGAACTAGTTTTGATGAGTTAGTAAAAAAGATGGTCACATCCGATATAGCACTACTAAAATCTACTAAATAACTTAGGGATTAATGAAAACTATATTCACAAATGGATGCTTTGACATTCTTCATCGAGGTCACCTTGAGCTACTCGAGTTTTGTCATAGTTTGGGTAATCATGTGATTGTTGGAATAAATAGTGATGCCAGCGTTGCTCGTCTTAAAGGGCCTACCCGACCCATTAATAATCAAAATGATAGAAAGTATGCTTTGCTATCACTAAAATGGGTTAATGACGTTATTATCTTTGATGAAGACACGCCTTACAACCTAATCAAAAAAATAAAACCTGATATCCTTGTAAAGGGAGGGGATTATAAGGTTGATTCCGTTGTAGGAAGCGATATATGCAAAGTTATAATTTTTGATACGGTCAAGAATTATTCAACCACCAATATAGTGAATAATATGGCAAAAAAACATGAAGACAGAAGATAAGACTGCGTGTGAAATGAAACATGTTCCCAAAGGGTGGGGATATGAAAGATGGATAGTCAATAATGAAAAGTACTGTGGAAAGCTACTATTTTTTAAAAGCGGCAAAAGATGTTCATGGCATTATCATAAAATAAAAGATGAAGTATTCTATCTACAGTCAGGAAAATTAATGGTATACTACTCAGATAGTGATGATATATCAAGTGCAAAACAGAAAATACTCCTTCCGGGAGAAAATTTTCATGTCTATACCGGCCTACGCCATCAGATGGTTGCCCTAGAAGACTCTGAGTTATTTGAGTTCTCAACGCAACATTTTGACAGTGACAGCCATAGAATAACAAAGGGGGATTAAATGAAGTTTCATGAATCAAATAGATTTTCAGACAAGGGTACACAACGCGTCGCCTTAATTGACATCGACGAAACGATCTGTTTTTATTCAGATGTCCGCAGGTACGATTTGTCGGAGCCTAATTTTGATAATATTGCAAAAATCAATAAATTATATGATGAAGGTTGGAAAGTTGTTTACTGGACCGCACGTGGATCAATCTCAGGTAAGGATTATTCTGATCATACTAGCAAGCAGTTAAAGGCATGGGGATGTAAATATCATGATCTTGTAACAGGTACTAGTCCGAATCCAAAACCTCATTTCGATTTAATCGTAGATGACAAAGCCAAAAGAATAGAGGAACTATGAGTGATTTTAATAAACTAAATTGGGGTGATTTTATGTCCGGACCCCAGTCAAAATCACAGCCAGAAAATATTCCTGATGCTACCGGTGATATACCAAAAATTATGATCATGGATAAGCTAAAAAGTATGGGCTTTTCTTTGGATGATTTTAGTTTAGGAATGTTTGATCAAATTGGTGAGTATACAGCAAAAAAAACCAGAGATCCCTCATCAGAGTTATACAAAAATGTAGGATGTTTTTTCCGACCAAATTATGAGCGAGGAATATTAATATATGCACTTATCAAAAAATATAACATAAGATCTTTTTTAGAGATAGGTTTCGGCCGAGGGTATGGAACAATGTGTGCAGCCATGGCCATGAATGAGAATGGTTATGGTGAAATAACGACGGTTGATCCAAATTTTAATAAAAGACATATTGAAATGATATCGCAGGTATTTCCCAAGGAATTTATGTCTAGGATAACCATGGTAGAAGAAACCAGTCATGCATTCCTACAATCAAAAGAGGTAAAAGATGAGTATGACTTTATTTACATCGATGGTGATCACACATATGATGCCGTAAAAAAAGATTGGGAATTAACCAAGGATCGATATCAAAAATTATTATTATTTGATGATTATCACTTGCCATCAAAAGATTCCGGTGCCGGTATACAATGCAGTAATTTGATTGATCAAATAGAAGATGACAGTAAAGAACTTATTATAATGGATAGACGAATATTTCTTGATGATAGAAGATATACAGATGATCAGATAGATTATGGTCAGGTTTTATTAACCAGGTGAGGTGAAATATGTCAAAAGTGGTAGGGTTATACAATTATCATGATGGTGGCTACTGTGTTCTAGATAATGGCAAGGTAGTTGAGCATATCGAAATTGAAAGATACACACGACTAAAAGAGTCAGGTGGCGATAGCCTAAAATATCTTGAGGATATATACCTCACAAAAACTGGCCAGTCACTAGATGATATTGAGCATTGGGTTACCCCTACCCCGGTAACTAATTTAGCATTCAATAGTCATGATGGATTTGATACGTTCACAAAAGTTAAAAAAAATAAAATTAGTGTTTACCCCCACCATCTATGTCATGCAGCCCATGCATTCTACTCATCTCCTCATGAGGAATCACTGGTCATAACTCTGGATGGAAATGGCCTAGAGACTCACTATCCTATAGGTCCTGGTGAACCATATACATGTGATAGTAAAGTCCACCCAGGCCATGGCCTTCAAAGTATTTCAGCCGGATTCTACTACGGTAAAGATTTAGAGATGATTAAGATCTGTGAACCCTTACCTTCCTCAAGAATGAGTGCAGGGGCAATATGGGGCAAGCTTACAAGGTATGTTTTCGGCCTATCAGCAGGGTATCCGCGGGGGCACCAGGCAGGATCAGTCATGGCCATGGCTGCTTTAGGGGATCCACAAAAATATTACGATGCCATGCGCTTAATCTTTTCGGATGTTAGACATTATCAAGCGGCAACAGAGACCCCTCCCGGTACAAAAAAACATGTGTATGTTGCACCTGAGGATGATGTACGTCATGACTATCTAGGTCCCTGGACTGACGCGTCAAAAGATGAAAAAGAGAAATTTAATATTGCAGCTGCATTACAAAAGTGCACTGAAGAATGGGTATTTTCACTTGTTGAAGGTGTCATAGATCTTGCAAAAAAACATAATATGAATGCTAAAAACCTGTGCTTTTCCGGGGGTGTTGCCTTAAATTCAGTCATGACAGGAAAGATAAAAAGAAAATTTCCAGAAATTGAAAATGTATTCATTCCCCCCGTTCCTTATGATGGTGGATTATCAATAGGTGCATGCCAATATCACTGGCATCATATTTTAAAAAATAAAAGAACGTATGATTTTGTTTCCCCTTACCTTGGGGAAGAATATTCAGTAAAAGATATAGAGGCAGCGATTAATAGTGAAGCCAGCAAGCTAGAGGTCACTAATGATGTTGAAATAAAGGAATGTGTTAAGCTTCTTACTGAAAAAAAGATTGTTAGCATCTTCCATGGAAGGAGTGAGTCCGGCCGTAGAGCATTAGGGAACAGAAGTATACTTGCAGACCCTCGTCATGATGACATGAAAGATTTAATTAATAAAAAGGTAAAGCACAGACAGTGGTATCGCCCTTTTGCACCCTCAATACTTGAAGAACATGGTGATGAATGGTTTGATAATTTCCACCCATCTCCTTACATGGGATTTGTATTTCATTTTAAAAATGATATTCTAGGTTTAGTACCAGCTGTGGAACATATAGATGGCTCTGCCAGGATACAAACGGTAAATAAAGAGCAGAACCCAGTTTATTATGACATTATATCTGAATTCAAAAAACAGACAGGCATTCCAATAGTTTTAAATACATCTTTTAATGATAGGGAACCTATATGTGAAACGCCTGTACACGCAATTAACTGTTTTCTTGGAACTGATATTGACTACCTATATTTTCCGGAACACAAGATTCTTGTAAAGAAAAATAGATGAAAATTCTCATAAACAGAAAGCCAGTTGATGGTCCATGGGGTGGAGGGAATTTATTCGTTAAGGCCTTATGTGAAGGCCTGGTTAGAGATGGTCATGAAGTTACACATCAGTTGTGTAATGATATTGATATTATCTTTATGCAAGATCCCAGGTACTCCGATTTAGGAATATCAATAAACGAAATAATCGCATATAAAAACTCAAATCCATCAACAAAAATCATCCATAGAGTTAACGAGTGTGATGCAAGAAAGAACACTAGCGATATAGATGCATTATTAAGTGAGTGTAGCAAATATACAGACTTAACAGTATTTGTGTCTAATTGGATGAAAGACTATCACTGTAAAAAAGGGTGGCATTGTGACATCACTGATGTGGTGTACAATGGAGTTGATAAAGATCACTTTTTTCATGTTGAAGATAAAAAAAAGATTTGTAACGGCAAAATTAATCTAGTCACTCATCACTGGTCAAATAATTGGCTCAAGGGATTTGATGTGTACAATTGGTTAGATGAGTTTGTATCAACCGATAGTCGTTATACTTTTACCTACATCGGTAGAGAAAATGGGACATTTAAGAATACAAAAGTCATTCCCCCTCTATCTGGAGCTAAATTAGGGAACGAACTATCAAGATATGACGTGTACATTAGTGGCACAAAGTTTGATCCTGGCCCAAATCATATATTAGAAAGTCTCGCATGCGAGATTCCGACATACGTTCATTCATCCGGTGGCGGCGCAGTTGAATTTGTAGGAAGTGATCATACGTTTGATAGTAATGATGATCTGTTTAGACTATTGGATAGGCACAAGTTTATAAAAAACTCTTTTGCTCCGCATACATGGGAGCATTGCATAGAACAATACATCACCAAAATTATATACTAAGTACTGTTTCTACATATATTTGAATAATATGTGTGAGATGGTATAATGACAGAAAAGAAAGTCGCAATTGTAACTACCGGTGGGTACTATTTTAACTGGACCGGGGGTTCAAAATTTTATGAGTGGTTATATACATTTTGCTCACAAAATAAGAACTTTGTTCCTCATATTGTTTCGTGGCAACCGGAAAGTAATGTTCCTGAGGCTGTAAAAAGTGCCTTTAAGGGTAATATTCACTATCGTGATAATAATGGTTGTGATTGGGGTTGTTATAATTTCTTTGTTGATTATCTACAAAAAGAAAAACTGCGCGATGAGTATGACTATATAATTTTTTGTCATGATGATATTTTGTCTGCTGAACCAGATTGGCCGGCATACATGATAGAGTATGCGGAAAATAATAAAAATTTTGATCTTGTAAGCTTCGGTGGTGCATACCATGAACTACCTAATCCTGCTCATGTCGACTCTTCTAATAATAGGCTAGGGTACTATAAGAGTTTTGACTCTATGTGTTTTTGTTGTAAGGTAAGTGATAAGTTATTTAAGAAGAATCCGTTTGTTACAATTCCTGGCCATGATCAAGACCAGTGTGGCGACTCCGGATGTACAATTGTGTTGTATAATATTTTAAATTTATGGGGTGCCGACAGCATAGGTATAGGATGCTCCGAGGGTGTTGGAAGTAATCCTGAATTCTTTAACTACATCTTAAAATTTAAAAGAGGATCAACAGTAAGAAGATACCAGCTACCATCCAAAGAAAATATTGTAGGGTGTAATATTCCCGATAATATGCTAGAAACACATCAGGTTATAAGGCAGGGCTGGAAATTTATACCAGGAAAAAGAGCATATAACGACACGTTAGGAATAGATTAGTAATAATGAAGTACCCCTTATTTAAAGTTAAAATAGATACTGAGGATGTTTTGTCCCGTCTTCGTGATGTATTTAATTCAGGTTATCTTAATGAAGGAACCGTTGTAAGTGAATTCAGGGATAGGTTGTGTGACATTCTTTCGCATACCATGGTATTACCTACAAATTCATGCACTAGTGCGATATCAATGGCCCTAAGGCTAGCTGGTGTTGGTCCAGGTGATGATGTTGTAACTACATCAATGACATGTGTCGCGACAAATACGCCAATATCTTTTATTGGTGCGAATGTAATATGGGCCGATATAGATCCTGCAACAGGAAATATTGATCCTGAAAGTGTGAAGGATGTAATAACCGAAAAGACAAAAGCGGTAATATGTGTAAATTGGGCAGGAAATCCATGTATGCTAGATGAATTGCAGGCTATATGTGATAAAAATAATGCAAAACTTATCCAAGATAGTGCCCATGGCTTTGGATCAAAGTACAAGGGAGATCACGTATGTCACCACGCCGACTTCACCTGTTACAGTTTTCAGGCGATCAAGCATATAACATGCGGTGATGGTGGCGCCCTAGTGTGCAAAAATAAGGATGACTTTGTCAGGGCCCGTGCAATGAAATGGTTTGGGATAGACCGCAATAAGGCAAAAGATCTCAAGGGTGAGTGGAAAGGGCAACGTTGGGAAGTTGATATCATTGAAGCAGGACATAAGTTTCATATGAATAACATTTCAGCTGCAATTGGTCTAAGCAATTTAGGATCTTATGAAGAATTGGTATCAAAGCATATAGAGAATGCGGAGTTATATTCAAGATTATTTTCCACTGTATCATCAATTTGTCCAATTAATGTTGAGCCTCATTCTTTATCCTCTAGTTGGGTGTATACGATTGTATTAGATTCTAAAATAGATAGAGACAGCTTGGCAAAGTCTTTAAATGATCTAGGAATCAACGCCGGCCTTGTACATGTACCCAATCATCCATATACATGTTTTAAGGACAGTTTATCTGAACTTCCAAATACGGAGAGATTTTCAAAAACACAGTTATCTTTACCTTGCGGCTGGTGGCTAGATAGTGAAAATATCATGGAGATAGCTGGGCATGTAACACGTCTATGCAAGGAATACTAATAAATGAAATTTCCCAGATGTGGAATACTAGTCAATGCAAAAGACTACTTTATTCCCTACATAGACTACATAATAGAAGAATCAAAAAAAAATTACTTTGATATTTCATTTTTTCATACTAATGATAATGAATGGTGGGATAATAACTTTAAAAATAGCACATTAGCTACTTCCGATAGCCTTCAAAGTGTTGTAGATAGTTCTGATATTATTTTTTCTCTAGGCTACTGGAAATTAATTTCTAGAGAACAAATAGAGGCAGTTACGATGGGAATAGTCAATGTACATCATTCTTTTCGACTAAAATACCGCGGCCGACATATGTCCACACACGCAATAAGAGCTGGTGAAGAATATCACGGTTCAACACTTCATTTTATAGATGAAAAACTTGATGAAGGCAAAATTATTGATACGGCATCATGTAAAATAGATTCCGACGACACGTCAGAGTCGTTATTCTATAAGTCAAACCATGTCGGTCTTAATTTAATTAAGAAAAATTTTCGTAATATTATCACAAGAAATATTAAATCCAATGGGTTAACCCACGATCCAGATTTTGTTTACTTCAAAAAAAATGATCTAGATCATGAAATTCCCACGCATATGTTAGGTGATACCGTACTTCTTGGCAGGTACATAAAATCTATGATGTTTAATAATGCACCGGCCCCCTATCTAATGATAGATGGTAAGAAAGTATATGTGAAGATGGATGAGTATGATGACGGAATATTGAGGCGCAACTAATATGAAAAGCAACAACCCTTTCTCTATAAATTATTATCTAGATATTATTGATCTAGCTCATGAAAACGGATACAAGTTCGTTACTTTAAACGAGTTTATAGATTTAGGATGTCCCAAAGAGAAATATTTTATCATGCGTCATGATTTGGACATAAAACCTCAGACCATGAAAAAAATGCTAATGGCGGAGCTTTCGCGTGATATTAGATCAAGTATTTTTATTAGGGTCACCGCAAATGAATATAACGTCTTGTCCTATCCAATGATGGAGCTTATGAGCTTTGCAAAAAATAATAATTTCGAAATAGGATTACACACAAGTTGTGTCGAATATTCAGAAATAAATGATCTAGATGCAATGAAAGTACTCAAACTAGAGTATGATATTTTAAGTAGTTTTTTTGATATTAAAGGTGTTGCCCCTCATCGTGATCTTAACTATGCGTATAACTCTCTTCCTCTTATAGAGAATAATTGGAAAGAAATACAGGAGATGGGCTTTAAGTACCAGGCGTATAATGAATCGATTTTAAAAAATTGTGTATATGTTAATGAAGGGTTCAACCCACATCTATGCTGGAGAAAAGACAGGCCTGAAGATGTTATACTGACCCATAAGTCTATATACATGTTAACTCACAATCACTGGTGGTATGAAAATAATCCATTTGAGGATTGGAAATGAATAATAGTAACTCCATAATATTCGCAGGATACCGGGGGTGGGCATTAAAGATATTCGAGTTCTTAGAGACAGAGTATGACACCTATACATGGCATCTTGCAAAAACCCCTGCACAGCTTGATGATCTACTTCAGATAAAAAATGTAGGAATCATAATTCTGGCCGGGTGGAGCTGGATTATAAAAAGAGGTGATCTTTCAAGCAACCTATTTGTGGGCTTACATCCCTCTGACCTTCCAAGCTATTCAGGTGGATCTCCTATTCAAAATCAGATTTTAGATGGTGTAACTTCAACAAAAATGACTCTATTTAAGTTAGACGAAAAAATAGACGAAGGTGATTTCCTGTATAAGGAAGATTTGAACCTATCAGGTGGAATCAATGAAATATTTAATAGCTTAACACTTTCAAGTATAGAGATAATGAAAAAATTAATGAAAGATTATCCGGACTTAAAGTTCTTCAAGCAAACCGGTGATAGAATTTTAAGAAAAAGACTAAAACCATCAGATAGTAGCCTTACAGGGGATAAGATATCTTCCATGACCACTGTAGAGTTATATGACTTTATTAGGTGCCGCGAAGAACCTTACCCAAACGCGTTTATTGAAGATACACATGGAAGGCTTCTTTTTAAAAAAGTGGAGTTTATTTGTAATGAATAAAATACATGTTGCCATTTTAGTTAGTTATCGTTTTGAGTGTTTGAATTTATACCTTGATATACTCAAGAATAACTTTGATCAAAATTTTATTACTCATGTATTCTGTAATTTAAGCACTGATACTTTAAAAGAGTATCACGATCAGATTGATCATACACTAATCGACTTTTTCTATCCTATCTGTGATGAAAATTGTAAGGAAGGTATTAATGTCAGTAACGGACACAAGCAGGAAGCAAAAAGAAAGCAACCTCTAGAGGCAATTAGTTCTATTATGTCTATCATGTCAAATAATGATGAGATAGACAACTTTATATACACTGAGTGTGACATATATCCAGTTGATAGTAAAAAATTCCTGCAACCCTACTTCAATATACCTGATGCTGGAGCGTGCGTAAGATATATTCCCACCTTTAGTGGAAAGTTGCCATCCGGATATGTAGCACCTGGTCCGTTATATATTTCATCATCTGCTGCAATGGCACTACATAAAAAGCTTGACTTCAATAAAGATACTTATTTGCGCGCTGGAATATCTTTTGAAGGCATGTTAGGCGCTGCAGTTAATGAATTAGCTAACGAGGGTGCTTTATTTAGCGTATATAGCAATTATCATACTGGGAATAAAACCTATGAGAAGGATCTAGAACCAGTCACAATGACTACTCACCAACATAATATCTTTAATTTAGAAGGGTTATTTTTAGATCATAATATTTGTGAAGGTAGGTGGGTAAAAATAGTGTTAGAAAATAATTCTATGAAAATGTCATGGAAGACAGTAGACGATTCATACGTACCTGGGGGAATGATGCTAAAGACGCCGGGTTTCAAGATAGATTTTATGGATACTTTTAAAAAATCATAACATATGATAGGCGACTGATGGATAAAAAACATAAAATCTTATTAGTAGGTGATAGTTGTACTGATGTGTATGTTTTTGGCGAGTGCTCAAGGCTAAGTCCAGAAGCGCCTGTACCAATTTTTGTTGAGGATTATCGAGAATCTCGACCGGGTATGGCTAGTAATGTCCTTAAAAATATGACATCACTAGGATTAAATGTTGATATAATTACGCACCAAGAAGAAATAACAAAAACGCGTATAGTGTCATCTCAACATATGCATCACTTACTAAGACTAGATAACGAACCTCATGAAATTAAACATATGTCTATTGAGGAGATCAATAAGATTGATATTAAAGAATACGATGCATGTGTAATATCTGATTATGATAAAGGCTTTATCAAGAACGCAGATGCATCTGTGTTATGTAAGAGATTTGTAGAGCATCAAAAGCCTGTCTTCGTTGATTCTAAAAAAGAAGATCTACAATGTTTTGAAAGTTGCATAATCAAAATCAATACATTTGAAAATAAAAAAGTGGTTGATTTCCCCCAAAATTTTCAGTTAATAACAACATTAGGAAAGTGTGGGGCATCATACAATGGAACTATTTTTTCACCCCATGAAGTCCAAGCAGATGAGAGAGCTGAAAATAGGGATGTATGCGGTGCAGGTGATACATTTTTAGCTGCATTGGTTAAAATGTACTTAGACACAAAAAGCATCGAAAAATCAATACCCTTTGCAAACTATTGCGCGGCAATTGTAGTTAATAAGTTTGGTGTTGCAGTTGTTAATTATGATGAGGTAAAAAAATACAAAAATGACATGTAAGGTTTCTATAGCATTTCATAACGGAAAGGTAGAATTTATTCCACTTCTTCAAAATTTAATCAAATCTTTTTTAGTATGTAATGAATATCCCGATGTAGAGTTAATTCTAGTAGAGTCTGCCGGTAACAAAGACGTAAGGGACTGGTTTTCAAGAATTGATTTTGGCAAAAACTTTGTAAACTTTGATGGAACGACAACATCAATTATAAAAAGCTCAAAAACCAATATAGATAAGACATGCTTATTTCTTGATTTTTCTGATGATGTACCATGGTATGTATGCTACATGTCATCTTTGGAAGCCGCTAGCAAAAAAGCAGCAGGTGAATATTTTGTGTTCTTAGCTGAGGACAATCAGTTCGTGTGCAAAGGAAATGTAATCCAAGACTACATTACTTTATTGGATACCGTAGGTAAAGAATCAAACATGATAAACTTTACTGCCATGCAAAACTACAAGTACTTTAAAGACAACAACAGTTATTCTCAATACCAAGAAATAGAAAACATTTTATACTTTCCAGTACATAATACAAAATGGGATCCGACATACTTGTGCCATCGTAGTATTTATGAACAACTTGGCAAATTTGTGTTAGGAGATGAAGACGATCCTCATGCAACAATAAATAATTTCATCAACAAGTCAAAAGATCTAGGTCTCAAGAGACTATACAAGGCAATTCCACCGTCCATATGGTTTCATAATGATAGTCGTGCCGAGTATATTGAACAAATAAATAAAAACACTTTGTCTGATCCTGATTATATTCTTTTTACAGTTTGTGATCTGGACGAAATACATTCAAGATATACACATCTGCGTCATCGCCCGTTAGGAACTGATGACATGTTTGATAGGATAAATGTGCCACAATGAAAAAAAATAAAACAGCGCTTATCACAGGCATTGCAGGAATGGTGGGCTCACATTTAAGTGACTTTTTATTACAAAATACTGACTGGAATATTGTGGGGTTTCTTAGGTGGAATGATTCCTTAGATAACATAGGTCATTTATTTTCTAGGATCAATAATAAGGATAGGATTTGTCTTTTTTTTGGTGATCTCAATGACCAGTCATCTATAGAAAAATGTATTAAGGAACATCCCCCTGATTTTATTTTTCATCTAGCCGCGCAATCATACCCACAGACTAGTTTCGTAGCACCGATAGATACACTTAATACCAATATATTGGGCACCGCAAAGTTATTAGAAGCAGCAAGATTAAGTGACACTCGGCCTGTGGTGCATGTCTGCGCATCATCAGAAGTATTTGGGAAAGTACCACAGGAGTTCTTACCTATAAATGAAGATGCGCCCTTTCACCCCGCATCCCCTTATGCAATATCAAAGGTTGGGACTGACTTGCTTGGTCGATATTATGCTGAAGCATATGATATGTGTGTAATGACAACTAGAATGTTTACGCACACCGGCCCAAGAAGAGGTGATGTATTTGCAGAGTCAACTTTTGCAAAGCAGATAGCCATGATAGAAAATAAGTTTATAAATCCCCAAATAAAAGTAGGCAACTTAAATTCACTAAGAACATGGGCAGATGTAAGAGATGCTGTCAGGGCATACCATATGCTGGTGACGATTAATCCTACTGCAGGCGAATATTATAATATCGGTGGAACACATACATGTACGATAGGCGAAATGCTTGAGTACTTGGTGTCAAAATCAAGCGTAAAAAATATTGAAATTATCCAGGATCCAGAAAGAATGCGTCCTATTGATGCAAACTTACAAGTACCGGATACCACAAAGTTTTCAAACCATACAGGTTGGGAACCGCAAATAGCATTCGAGAAAACAATGGATGACTTATTGAGCTATTGGAGGGAGAGGGTTAAAAAGCACGGCGCGTTTTTAACCAGGTAATGTGATTAATATGTTAGACGTACTTTTTATTCATCCCAACGCTTCGGGAAAAATCTATCAGGAACTCAGTAAAGATTTGTCTGCAATTGAGCCCCCTATTTGGGCAGCTCTTTTAGCCAACCATACCAGGAATCGAGGGTATAGTACACAAATATTAGACTGTGAGGCAGAAAGATTAACATACCAACAAAGTGCACTAGAGATATCAAGTCGGAAGGCTAAATTAAATGTCTTTGTGGTTTATGGTCAACAACCTTCTGCTTCAACACAAAATATGGCCGGCGTAAGGGAGACCCTAGGCCTTTTAAGACAAATTGATAATGAGACCAAAACATTACTACTCGGCCTACACCCATCAGCTTTATCTAGAAAAACCCTTCAGGAAGAAGACACAGATTTTGTGTGCCAAGGAGAAGGTCCAAAGACAATTTGTGGACTACTGGAATGTCATGACTTGAATGATCCTGATGAGCTTAGCAAGGTACCAGGACTATGGTATCATGATAATGGTGTTGTTAAGTGTACACACCCGGCACCTATCATAAATCAGAAAGACTTGGCAACGGAGCTGCCCGGCATGGCATGGGATCTATTACCCATGGACAAATACCGAACGTCCAATTGGCATGCAATGTCGAATAATAATGACAGACAAAATTTTGCATCCCTTTATACTAGTTTAGGTTGTCCATTTAAGTGCAGCTTTTGCTGCATTAATGCACCTTTTGGTAATAATAATGTAGAAAACTGGAACTATGGTAGAAATAAGTTTAGATTTTGGGATCCTGAATTTATTATAAAAGAATTCGATAAGCTCCATGACATGGGAATAAAAAATATAAAGATTGCAGATGAGATGTTTGTAATGAACAAATCACACTTCTTAGAGCTTTGTAAGAAAATAATAGATAGAAAATATAATTTCAATATATGGGCATACGCCAGGATAGATACCGTCAAAGAAGAATACCTGGACATCTTAAAAGAGGCCGGTGTAAACTGGTTAGCACTAGGAATCGAGTCAGGAAACACCGTTGTACGAAAAGATGTTGTAAAGGGAAAATTCACGGAGGTAAAGATAAAAGATCTTGTCAAAAAGATACAAGACGCAAACATTAATGTCATTGGAAACTTTATCTTTGGCCTACCAGAAGATGATATAGCATCTATGAAAGAGACATACGAGTTAGCTAAGGATCTAAATTGCGAATTTGTTAATTTTTACTGCACTATGGCATATCCTGGATCACGACTTTACTTGGATGCTATAAAAAATGGCTGGTCATTACCCCAGACATACTCTGGCTATTCACAACACTCTTATGATATGAGACCACTAGACACAAAGAAAATAACCGCAGCCGATGTTATTAGGTTTAGAGATCAAGCATTTCATGATTATTATGAAGATCCTAACTATCTAGCATTTATAGAAAATAAATTTGGTAAAAAGACCAGGGCAGAGATTGAAAAGATGACAAAACATAGATTGAAACGGAAGCTTTTGGGTGATTGATGCCAAAATCTAAAATACATGGTGTTGTTATTTATGAACCTGATGTCTATACAGATTTCAGGGGAGACTTATGGACTCTATGGAAAGATGAAGAGTTTCAACCTCAAATTAAGTTTAATCATGATAAGGTCTCAACATCAAGAAAAGGTGTTCTACGTGGTATTCATGGCGACTTTAAGTCACATAAATTAATAACATGTCTTTTGGGGGAACTATATTTTGTGATAGTCGATAATAGGGAAAACTCCTCCACATATGGACAACATGAAACCATGGTCTTGGATGACAAAAGAAGAAAACAGGTTTTACTACCTCCGGGTGTAGGCAATGGATTTTTAGTTCTTAGTGAAAGTTCTGTATTCCACTACAAGTGGGCATACTCAGGAAATTATCCAGATGTAGAAGATCAGTTTACAATTAAATGGAATGATCCGAATATCAACATTCATTGGCCGATATCCGATCCAATATTACAAAAGAGAGATGCATAAATGAAAATACCTAGTCATTTAAAAAAGAAGAGGAAAATTAATACTAGTCCCGATTTTTTAATTCAGTTCGAGGAAAAAATAAAGACAGAGTATGAGGCGGGAAATATTCGCGGGCCCATACATTTATCAAAAAATAATGAAGATGAATTGATTGAAATATTTCAGTACATTGATAAAGATGACTGGGTTTTTGTTCCATGGAGAAATCATTATCATGCATTGTTACACGGCGTTGATGAAACAAAGCTTTTAAACTCCATCATGTCCGGTAAGAGTATGGGAACAAATAATATAAACCCTAATTTTTACGCCTCATCAATTGTAGGTGGTGTAATCCCACTAGCCGTCGGGACCGCCATGGCGCTACAAAGAAAAAAATCGGAAAAAATGGTGTGGTGCTTTGTAGGAGACATGACATCGGAGACCGGTGTTTTTCATGAATGTTACAAGTACGCTAAAAACTTTGATTTACCAATTCAGTGGGTAATTGAAGATAATGATATAAGCGTTCATACAAACACAGAGATGGCATGGGGTAAGAAACAGGCAATTCCTGATGACGTTATTTACTACAAATATAAGTTAGGATATCCTCATCACGGAACCGGCAAATGGGTGAATTTTTAAATGAAATATAAGACAGAGTTAATAAATGCAATGGAGTGGTTAGGGGAAAAGGATGATGTGGTCTTCTTGGGTCAAGCATGCAGGGTCTCCGGTCACGCAATCTCCAGTACACTAGAAAAAGTTCCTCTTGATAAAAGAATAGAGATGCCAGTTTTTGAAGAAACCCAACTTGGATTATCTACGGGGATGGCCCTAGAGGGATTCGTCACCGTAACGCTATATCCACGTTTTGATTTTTTTATTTTGGCGGCCAATCAGCTTGTAAATCATTTAGACAAAATTCGAGATATGTCCACAGGTGATATGACGCCGAAGGTGATAATAAGAGTCTCAGTTGGTTCACGAGATCCCATCGACGCCGGGCCTCAACATACACAAAATCATGCCGATGCATTTAGAAAAATGTTGACTGATGTTGAATTAATAGAGCTAATGGAGCCGGAGGACATCTTTCCAGCATTCAAAAAAGCATATGAAAGAACGGATGGAAGATCTACACTTTTAATAGAACATGGTGAATATTATGGAAAAAAATAAATTCGCCTGGCAGCTAATTAATGATAATATTGTACAAGACGATAAAGATAAGCTGGTAGAGTTTATAACAACACCTGATGTTAGATTTACACAAAGCAAAAATGTTGCAGCCTTTGAAAAAGAGTGGTCCGACTGGTTGGGCGTTAAAAATACAACGTATGTTAATTCCGGAGCCTCCGCAAACTGGATCATGGTTTCCGCATTAAAGGAAATGATAGGGACCGGGGAAATAATCACTAGCCCTTTTGGGTGGGTCTCAGATATTGTCCCGTTGCTTGTCCATGACTTTCATCCTGTGTTTGTTGATGTAAATCGCCAGACTATGTCCATAGATACTGATGCATTTGAAAATGCAATCACAAAAGACACAAAGGCAGTTTTAGTCACACATATTCTAGGCTTTAATGCCTTGACCGATAAGATGCTACAGATAATAAAGGACAATAATTTAATTCTAATAGAAGATTGTTGCGAGTCCCATGGGGCAACATTCAATGGGAAAAAGGTAGGTACGTTCGGTGATATGTCTAATTTCTCTTTCTATTTTGGGCATCATATGACAACCATAGAGGGTGGTACTGTTTGCACAAATAATGATGAGATTCATGATGTGGTCCGAATGTTGAGATCACATGGCATGACGAGAGAGGCCTCACCACAGACTAGGCAAAAATACCAAGAAAAATACCCTCATTTGAACCCTCTATTTACATTTGCGATGCCCGGTTATAACATGCGCTCAACTGAAATAAATGCAGTTATAGGAAGAAATCAGCTTAAGCGTCTGGATCAGAATATCACTATACGACAAAATAATCTAGATACCTGGTTGGACAACCTATCACAAGAAAAATATCAGACAAAGTTTAGAAAAGAAGGTTCTAGTAATTTTTCATTGCCGCTGATTTTAAATGATTCGGATCCTGTATTATTTGAACATGTAAAAACATGTTTGAGTCAAAATGATATAGAGTTTAGGGTTGGCACCGCCGGTGGCGGAAACCAGATTAGGCAACCGTATTTTGAAAAATATTCCGGAAAATATACGACCCACACTCTCAGTAACCTAGATCATATTCACACGTATGGTCTTTATTTGGGGAATCATACAGAGGTTACAGAAGAGCAAATTATTACATTATGCAATACAATCAACGAGATTTAAAATTATGAATAGAAAGTATTTACCTACACTGTCTGAGCTTATAGATAGACTAAGCATAGTTCAACTAAAAGAAGTTTTTATAACTGAGCACAAGAGTGAATATGCAAAAGAAATATCTGATATAGTCCATGATATTCAGCAGCACCTAGATGAAAGTAATCAACCTGTTACCGCTGAGGTAATAAGAGCGATTGTTGTATTGTCACAAATGAATTTACACATTTGGCACAACGAGTCGAACTACCGAAAAGGTATTAAAGATGGCAATAACCTAGAGCTAACCCATGGTCTAAATGGTATTCGTAACACCGCCAAAAATAAAGTTCAGGAAATTGCCGGCGGCCGAAAAGATTATAAGGTTGACTGTTTGGCAGCTGAGTTTAAGGATTGGGAAATCAGTTGGTAATTGTCAATTATTTTCGTGGGTATCCGATATAAGACAAAAATATATTTTTAGGCGTTGATATTTCATTTGGTGTCGATAATATTACTGTCTTTCTTGTCTCTAGGGCCCTATTGCCACTATGGACTGCTGAAGTTTCAAAGAGAATAGCATCGCCTCTTTTCCCGGTAGCAACTACTCTTTCGAACATATCACCACCGACGCTTATTATTGCTTCTTTCTCCAACGCCGTTGGATCGGGATCATGAACTAGTTCATGATATGAATCAGACATTCTTGGTGCTTTTTCTTTTGATGGCTTCCATAAAAATACATTGTGTCTAAATTTATTAACTGTATTGTAGGTAGATGTATTTGTTTTTTTGAGAAAGTACATGGGCCCATTTTCTAGCCCAACATCAGTTAAAAATATCATGACCTTTAGTACATCATAAACACTATCAATGTGCCATCCAATGTGTGTATTCTCAGCAGGGTTTAGCCATGAAATTGTAGAACGATAAAATGTCGTGTCTGGGTTCACCATATATTCTTTTGCTGTGTTTAGAAGTTTCTCATTTCCTGCCAATATTTCAACACCAGGAGGGTGACCACCCAGGCTCTTAGATTGACACCTAAGCTCTCCGTGATGTGGCATGCTATGATCATTTTTAGCTAATGTTTGGATTCCTGTAGGTGTATTATTTTGGTATAATTGTACCTTACCTCCTCCTGTGATATCACTACCCAACGCTTCTTCAATCGCAGAGATAAATTGTGTTATTTTTATCATGTCATTTTCTACAAATAAATTTTCCCATTTATAGATACCATTGGTACACAATTCATTCAATATTAACTTATGCTTGTTACACTTAGATATTTCATGATTTCTTAACATGTCAAATGTGTGTAGAGCATGAGATAGTAAGTCGTAGCCCTCAATAAAAGAATTCAGTATTTCATTTTTTTTGTCTTTATCAATCGTGTTTGCTAGGCGGGATTTAAAGTTTTCATAACCGCAATATTCCTTACCATGCAATTCTTTGATTAAGTCTTCAATGTTTTCTTTAGTAATCATTCCTTAATTATAACCAAGTAATCAATACTTGTGTACTTTTTAAAATTTGAATAGACTTAAACTCTTTAGTGGATATTGTTAATATTGCAAATGACTTACGGAAATAAGCAAAATGATAAAAAATAAGACTTATGATATTTTATTTTTGGCGGATGCACAAGATATATGGATATTCAATTATTTTCTTATAGCCTCAGTTACATACGGAAGAGATCTGGTCGTTGTATACAAGCCTAGTGGTAAAATAACATCACCCACTGAGTCAATTAGGCTATTAAAAAATACAGGGATTAATCCGGCACACCTTATTTCTTATAACTCCTTTAAGGACAATGAGTTTGACACATTAATCGATGGATGCAGGTGGTTTATAACAAAAGATTTTTTACCATTTTTTGCACCCACTAAACATATTGATAAGTTTATCGTGGTAAGTTGGGTTGGTGAGAGTTTAAATCGAACCCATGATAAACCATGGAAGAAAACGGTACAGCCTGGTTACAGAAAGTTATACGTGGAAAAAAGTATTGTGCCAGTATACAATCATCTAAATCATGAGGCATCATCCCCATGCCCAAAGTATTTCTTTCTGCACGGCGAGACTAGAGATAGAATATGTCAACAGCTATCGCTTGATCCAAAAAAGAAATACGTCACAGTATTTTCAAACGTTTATTTTGATAATGATGCATCTGCGGGTATGGCAAGAGACAGTAAATTAAATGATAGGGTGTCCAAAATCTATGATCATATTGTTTCATACTGTAAGGCAAACGATTTAGTGATAATACTAAAAAATAAAATGAAGTATGGTAATGCTTTTGCTGCATCTATAAATCATGATTTCTTTTCTAGTGGTGTCCCAACAACTTTATGGCACCCAGGCCTAAGCCTCTTAGCAGTATCCGAGTTTTCCGTTGGTATGGCAACGTCTGCATCAGTTGAGGCAGAAGAGCTGGGTGCAAGATTTATTTCATTCTGGAAAGATCCATATAGAAAAGTCGACGATAGTCTGTATGAAAATATCGTGGGAGGTACATTAAAAAATTATAGACTATCCCAGGAACAAAATACGTGTATAATTAATACAAATGATACTTTGGATTCTATAATTGAACCATTAAATACTTTTATGAAAAATTCATCTCACGTTCAACAATTCAACTTTCCCATTGATGAGTTTTTATTGTCGAATTTTGGAGAAAACAATGGATAATGTACTAATAACTGGGGGTACAGGAACCTTCGGTACCTCATATATTCTTAATGCTATCGAACACAAATGGCACAAGAGAATAATAGTGTTCAGTCGCGACGAATTTAAGCAAGTACGACTTTCACGATATCTAAAGACCAAATACTCCGAAAGGGTTGTGGATGCAAAAGATTTTAGTGTTAAGTTAGATACATGCGAGATTCGTTTTTTTGTTGGGGATATACAAAACTTCGACAGATTATGTCTTGCAATGAAAGGCGTAGATCTAGTTCTGCATGCTGCTGCTTTAAAACATGTGCCGGTGTGTGAATATAACCCCGAGCAAGCCGTGAATGTTAATATTGTCGGTGCACTCAATGTAGCAAAGGCAGCTGCCAATAATGGTGTAAAAAAAGTTGTAGCACTTAGCACAGACAAGGCAGCCGATCCAATAAACCTATATGGCGCTACTAAGTTGTGTCTAGAGAAGGTGTTCTTAGGTTCAAGGGTCTATTACCACGATACTACTAGCTATCATATAGTTAGATATGGAAATGTTATTGGATCCAGAGGTTCAATTATTGAGAACTTAAGCGACACAAGTAACAACAAGTTCTTTATCACTGATCCTACGATGACCAGATTTTGGATAACAATTGAAGAGGCAATTGAGCTCACCCGATATGCTGCTCAACATGGCGTGTCTAATGAAATTTTTATTCCTAAAATGAAGTCCTTAGAGATGGGTGATGTTTTCGAATTTATTCGCCCTGATATTGAGCCCAAGTTAATTGGCGCCAGATCGGGGGAAAAACAACATGAGACGATGATATCCATGAACGACATGTGTAAGACATATGATTTAGGGTATTGTTATGGAATATCCTCAGAGATTCATCACTCCAGTATTTTTAAGGATAAAAAGCCTGTAAGTATGACAGAGTATACAAGCTTTTCGAGCGGCCGCTTAACCAAAGATGAGTTCTTAGACAAGATTAACACAACGGTGGTAAAAGAACTGAATGGTACCATCTTGTAAAAAAATAGATGGAAATATTTGTTTCCTCCGCCCTATGACCGAGGGTGACGTCCCTAGGTGGACTAAATGGTTTTCAGACCCCACAATCCTAGAATATTCTGTACATAGAACGGCAAAGACTAACGAAAATAAGCAGTTAAGCTTTTTATACGAAAATAACAAAGATCCCCTCAAGCTACAATTAGCAATTTGTGCACCTTCTAAAGAATTACTGGGTGTAATTAGTATGCAATTTAAAGATGCTACGCTATATGAGGGTGATATTTCAATAATAATAGGGGAAAAAAGTTATTGGGGCAAAGGTATCGCAACTGATGCTATTTCTGTACTAGTAAAATATGTTAGTACACATTATGACACAAAAATATTCACCGCCGGATGTGATATCAGGAACAAGGGCTCAGAAAGATCTTTCTTAAAATGTGGGTTTTCTAGAGAGGGAGTTATTGTCGATGCGATTTCATATAGCGATGAAGATACCTTATACGATATGATAAAATTAGGACTTCATACTTGAACTTTTAGACGATGTTGTTTATACTAGTTTAGAGGTATGCTATGAAGAAAGAGACCTATGTGATCGCCGAGGCCGGAGCCAATCATAATCGTGATTTTTCCATGGCGAAGAAACTAATAAATGCAGCTGCGTTAGCAAATGCGAATGCCGTAAAATTTCAAACATACACGTCAGAGACCTTATACGTCAAAAATACACCTGACTTTGCAGGTTATAAAGACATTAACAAGCTTATTAAGGATATCGAGCTACCCCGTCACTGGCAAAAGGATCTTAAGTTGTATTGTGACGATCAGGGAATTGAATTTATTTCGACACCTTTTGATGAGTGGGCTATCGATGATCTTTATGATATAGGTGTACAGCGCCTGAAGATAGCCGGCTTTGAAGCATCAGACCCCAGGATCGTTAAACATGCAGCCTCAACCGGCCTTCCACTTATTATTACTGCCGGCATTGGAGTCGACTTAGTCACTGTCGGTCATATTATCGGATGGGTTTTAGAAAAAAATCCTTCTCCTGACATAACTTTTTTGCATGGTAATAATGCTTATCCCACACCTCATAATGATATATGTCTGGGGCAGATTAAAAAAATAAAAAACATGAAATATAAGTGCCCGATTAGCGTTGGATTATCGGATCATACGGAGGGAATATTGGTACCTCCAGTTGCTGTTGCATTGGGCGCAACGACAATAGAGAAGCACTTTACGCTTGATAGAGCTCTTCCCGGACCCGATCACGGCTTTGCAATTGAACCACATGAATTAATCAATATGATTAAAAATATTCGAGTAATAGAATCAACGCTGTTGTATAAGTCATCATCAGTCTCAAAGAGTGAGATGGCATTTACAAAATGTATGAGATCGGTTGTTACTAAAAAGGGAATGCGCAAGGGTGATATTTTATCACTAGATAATATTACAACAAAACGCCCGTCATTATCAGGTTCTGTTCCTTCAAAGGAATATTTTGATGTTGTCGGTCTTAGGGTGAACAAGGATATTCCGGAAGACGTTGTTATTCTTTGGGAGGATTTAGATACTTGAAAAAGCTAATATTAGCATCCAAGAACAACGCGTGGTCGAGCTTTCTATTTGATAGGTTAAGACAATCTAATGAGTGGTCATGGGTCAAAGATGACTGTGAATTATCAGCTTTAGATTTGGATGATGTATCATACATTTTCTTTTTTCACTGGTCAACGATTGTTCCTCGCAGCATTCATGAAAAATGTAAGTGTGTAGTTATTCATACGGCAAACTTACCTAAAGGGCGTGGGGGATCCCCCTTACAAAATCAAATTATGGAAGGTGTGGTCCAGACGCGGGTTAACCTACTAGAGATGACCGACGAAGTCGACGCAGGCCCGATTTACTGTTCAGGACATATGTCCCTACAGGGTAGTCTTTTTGATATCTGGATGTCAATTGCTAGTATAAGTTCTTCCCTGATTGAGGATTGTGTTTTTAAAAAACTACAACCAAGTCCACAGAACGTATTATCATCCCAACCCTACAGGCGTCGAAAAGACAATTTGCTCCCTCTGGACTGTGACAATATACACAGGGTGTATCAATTTATTCAAATGTTAGATGCTGAAGGATATCCATCCGCACACGTTGATATGGGAAAGTATACGCTTAGTTTTTCGAGGGCACAGATGAGTAATGAAAATGAAGTATTGTGTGATGTAAGGATTAGCAAAAATGATGAATAAGAATATTTTAGTACTAGCAGCACATCCGGATGATGAAACCCTGGGCGCTGGTGCCACAATCGCGAAACTATCTAGTGCTGGAGCCAAGGTTAGACTTATTACATTTACTGATGGGGTTGGTGCAAGAAATGATGAAGGAAATAGAAATACCCGCTTAGAAGAAGTCTCTAAGATCCTTGGAATACATGATTACAGGTCAGGACAATTTCCGGATAATGAAATGGACACAGTTAGTATGTTAGACATTTGTCGATTCATCGAGTCTGCCGTTGATTTTAGCCCGGATTTAATTTTTACACACCACCCTGGATGCTTAAATATTGATCACTCTCTGGTTTATAGGGCCACAGTTACTGTATTTCGTCCTCAAGTCGAACATTCACAAAAAATCTTGGCTTATCACGTACCATCATCAACTGACTATAATCCGTTATCAAATTTTAATGGTAATGTATATTACGATGTTGATGAGTTTGTAGACAAAAAGATGGCTGCGTTGAAAGTTTATGATGATGAAATGCGTGAATATCCACACACACGTAGCTATAAAAGTATCTTAAACAGAATGTCCGTGAATGGAAATGAGGTAGGATTAAAACATGCAGAAAAATTTCAGTTAATAAGGAATATTATATGTTAGAAATTTTATTTTTAGGGTATAATGATTCTCCTATTTTACAGTTTTTGTCTAAAGAAGCAAACGTAACACAGACAACAGAGAAGATCAGTCTACAAGAAATCAATAATATTGATCCTGACTTTATAATAAGTTACGGCTATACACACATTATAAAGAAGAATGTGATAGAAGCCTATAGCGAAAAGATTATAAACCTGCATATCTCATATTTGCCATGGAATAAGGGGATGTACCCAAACATCTGGAGTATCATTGATGATACCCCGAAGGGTGTAACAATCCACATGATGGACGATGGTATTGATACCGGTGATATCTTATTTCAAGAAAAAGTGAGAATAAATGATGATGATACATTGTCAACATCATACTGGAAGCTAAGGGCTTCAATAGAAAGCCTCTTTATAAGAAAATGGCATCTAATTAAAGCAGGAAAGTTTGATAGGGTTAAACAGGTACCTGACGGGACATTTCATCTTAAAAAGACTAGCGAGATATACTTCAAAACCTTAGGAATTTTTAATAACTGGGAGACTACAGTGAAAGATTTAAAGAGTAGAAGCGACGAAGACATTATTAACGAGGTTCAAGCCATCAGGGCAAAAAATAACACACACTGGATGGATGTTGTAAAGCTAGCATTCAGGGTTAGTCCTGTTGAGGCTCGGGATATTTTTAAAAAAATAAAGTATTGTGACTTTAAGATTAATGAGCTTTTAAAAGAACTAGCAGAAAATGAATCAGGAAAATTATCATGAAAGTATGCGCTACTATAGAGGCCAGGATGTCATCCTCTAGGCTTCCTGGAAAGGTTATGATGAAACATGGTGATTACCCCATGATTAAGATAATGGTTGATCGTGTGATGTCTAGTAAGCTAATTGATGATGTTATTATCGCAACCACAACCAACAAAAATGATGATGAATTATGTCGATATCTAGAGTCAGAATCCATAAGCTTTTATAGGGGTAGCGAAAGTAATGTACTTATGAGAGTCTTGGAAGCTGCTGAGCATAATAACGCTGATATCATTGTTGAGCTTACGGGTGATTGTCCTATGATTGATCCCGTTCTTGTTGATCAACATGTGCAACTTTATCTAAGCGAAGATGTAGACTATGTTGCAAACACAACAATAACAAACGCATATCCACGAGGTAGTGATGTCCAAGTATTTTCTACACAGACTCTTCGTGATGTTTCAGGACGAACCAGCGATCCGGATGATCTAGAGAATGTTTCACTTTATATATATCGAAACCCTGATCGCTATAAGATTCTTAAGTTTCCAGCGCCTCCCTATAACGTGCCTGACGGTACCAGGTTAACTCTTGATTATAAAGAAGACCTAGTGTTTATTAATGAGGTTTTTGATAAGTTGGGATATTCATGTACCCTACAAGACATATGTGATTTATTATTAAAGACCCCGGGTATGATGGAAATTAATGCAGGCCTAGGCGCAACGTATGTTAATGATGATACAAGGAATGCATGATGTACAATTCAGCAATAGTGGGATGTGGTAGAATAGCGGGTAAGTTTGAGGATCTGTTAGCAACACAGAAACCATGTACACATGCCGGAGCCTATTCTTTTAATGAGTCTGTAAGTCTAATTGCCGCATGTGACCCTTCACAATCAGCCCTGGCTGAGTTTTGTGATCGGTGGGAGGTTGAAGGTGTATACAATGACCCTAAAGAGATGTTTGAAAAAGAAGATATCCATATTTTGAGTATATGCACACCGGTTGATTCTCATTATGATCTTGTTATGCTGGCATTAAAGCACTGTTCTTCACTAAAAGCTATATGGTGTGAAAAGCCTATCTCTAATTCATTATCAACATCATATAAAATGATCAAAGAGTGCAAGAAAAAAGGCGTGAAGCTAGCGGTTAACTATTGGAGAAGATGGGATGATTTGCATATAGACATTACAGATAGGATAAAGTCTGGCGCAATTGGTATACCATACGTGTTAGACTGCCAGTCTCATGTGGGATTAATGAACTGTGGAACTCACCTAATAGATCTTTCGATAATGTATTCGGGTACAACACCTACTGCGGTCAATGGGTCCGTTATAGATGATGGTTCAAATGATCCGGGATGTACGGCATATCTAGAGTTTGAAAATAACATGTCGGCATATGTTGATTGTGCCTGGAAGGAGAACCCTCAACTCGGTATAAATGCCAGGGGTGATAAAGCAACAATATTTGCTATGACAAAAAAGGTTCTTCTAGAGGGTTACAGGTTGCATGGCGACAAATATATAAATGAAACTATAAGGGGCTCTCAAGGCATTTCACCCATGGCAAAAGCCATAGAAAATATATTGGCAACAATAAATGACAATGAAGAATTAATGTGCTCAGGTGAAGATGCAGTGAAATCTTTGGAAGTAGCGGTAGGGATTTATATGTCCCATGAAACCGGGAAAAAAGTAAGCCTTCCAATAAAAAATAAGAATTATAAAAATAGAAAGTTTCAATGTAGAATTACATCAATGACAAAAGACGGCAAAGTCCCCGAGGAGTGGAAAAAATAATGAAGTTAGCTATAAATGGTGGTAAACCGGTAATTGAGAGCAAAGTGGATCATCAATGGCCAAATGTTGACAAACAAGAAATATTAGAAATCTTAGAGTGTTTTAATAGAAACAAATTCTCCGGTTTCCGTGCAGGAAATTATGAGGGCGGCCCGGCGGTCATTAATTTTGAAGAGGTTGTATCAAGTTCTACACAGGCTGAGCATGCCGTTGCATTTGATACATGGTCAAACGGGATTGTCGCTGCTATGCTAGCCTTAGGGCTAGAGGCCGGTGATGAAGTGATTATCACACCTTACACAATGACATCTTGTGCAACGTCGATTATTTCATGTGGTGCGATACCTGTTTTTGCTGACGTGTGTGAAGATAGCGGGTGTATTGATCCAGAAGACATCAGAAGAAAAATAACTGATAAAACAAGGGCGATATTTGTTGTGCATCTTTTTGGTATACCTGCGGATATGGACGAGATCATGAGTATTGCATCGGCACATGATTTATTTGTCTTTGAAGACTGTGCACAATCTCCCATGTCTTTCTATAAAGGTAGTTTATGTGGTACGATTGGGCATGTCGGTGGTTTTAGTTTGACAGAGTCAAAGCATATAACATCCGGTGAGGGTGGTATCGCAATAACCAATGATGAAAGAATTAATAATGGTATGAGATATGTCAGAAATCACGGTGAGGTGGCTTCTACTGCAAAGGTGGCTACCGGTTCACCCGCGTACGATTATTGCTTTGATGTATATGGAAATTCAGGCATAATAGGCTATAACTTTAGAATGACAGAGATCAGCGCAGCATTTGCAACTGCACAGTGGAATAAGTTAGGGTGTGTACTAGAATTAAAAAATCAGATGGGCCAATATTTAATGCAAAACTTAAAGGACACTAAACATATTGAATTGATGATTCCCGAATATGATCATACACCTTCATGGTATAATTTCCCTATGAGATATAAAAAGCTTGACTCAGGTGTAAGTAGGGAAAAATTTGTAGAGGCTCTAAATGCTGAAGGTGTAAATTTTGCGTGTGGTTATGTTCCCCCCCTCTATAAACAAGATATCTATCGTTCTAATAAGCATTGGGTGATTAGAGACTATGCATCACATATTGATTATGAAAATCCTGGCTGCCCGGTAGTTGAGCGCTTATATAGCGAGGAACTGATAGCCACGCTAGACATTCGTGCACCTTATGATATGGAACATATGAAAAATATTGTGGCAGCAATCAAAAAGGTTGTTGAAAATATTGACCAGCTAAGATAATTGATATAAAACTTAGTTGAACTCTCGCGGTATTTTGTTTATACTTTATAGATGAAAGAATTCCCAACAGGAAAGAGGCACGTATCATATTCTGAAGTAAGGAATTGGAAAGAGTGCCCTTATAGACATAAACTACAACACATAGATAAAATAGATCTTAGTGAGCCATCTCCTTATCTAGATTTTGGTATTAATATTCATGAAGGGTGTGAAAGTTATATAAATACCGGTAAGGTACCCCGTGAAAAACTCCTTCAGAATATTCGAGATGCATGGACAAAGAACGGGTTTGATGATCCTGAATGGGTCAAAAAACAACCTGGCTGGTACAAGTATCATCCCGTTGAAGAGTGGTGCACATGGGCCTCTAACATGTGGAACGACGTTCCGGCTTTTTTAGATAAAGAGTTTCCCGGCTGGGAACCTGTACAGGCAGAGGAAGAGCTATACGAAAAAATTCCGGAAAAAGAAATGCTCTTTAAGGGATTTATAGACGTCATTATTAAGGTCCCAAGAAAGAACGGGACATATAAATACTGGATCCTTGACTGGAAAACAGCAAAGTCTTACGGGTGGGATAGAAGAAAGAAGCAAGATTTTTTGACCCATGCACAGATTATACTTTACAAATATTTCTGGGCAACAAAAAATGATATCCCGCTAAAAGACGTTGGCTGCGGATTTGTGCTTCTTAAGAGAGGTGGTAAACCAGGAAAGATGTGTGATCTATTTAAAATATCTTCCGGACCAAAAGCCATCGAAAAGGCACGAAAAATAGTAAATAACATGATTTCTTCCGTTAGGAGGGGTTTCTTTATAAAGAACAGGGAATCATGTACATTTTGTCAATTCTATAATACAGAACATTGTACATAAGGAGAAAAAATGAAAAATGACATTGTGGGCATTGTGGGCCAGGGATTTGTAGGCTCAGCAATTCGTGAGGGGCTAAGCTCCTTTTATACTATAGAGACATATGATATTCGCAAAGAACTTTCTACATGTGAATCTTTAAATGAGCTCGTCACAAAAGCAAACATGATATTTGTGTGTTTACCCACACCCATGGCAAAAACCGGTGAGTGTGTAACCACGTTAGTAGAGAACACTGTCAATAGTATCGATACGTTTTGTTTGTCTAATAAATTAAGCAACAAGATATTAATACTTAAATCAACAATACCTCCTGGCACGACTGAAAGATTAAATCAGGCAACATCGGATTGTGTCAGTGTTGTATTCAGTCCAGAGTTTTTGACTGAGGCAAATTCATTTGATGACTTTAAAAATCAGTCAAGAATTATAATAGGTGGTGAGCGACCATCATCCTCACGCGTGAAAACAATGTTTCGAAAGGCATTTCCTACGATTCCTATTGTAAAAACTAGTTCAACACACGCTGAAATGGTGAAATATTTTATTAACTGTTTCTTGTCAACGAAGGTGTCATTTTCAAATGAAATGTATCAAATGTGTGAAGCGCTAGGGATAGATTATGATAAGGTCACAGAGTATGCCTTATATGACAACCGTTTAGGAAAATCACACTTTTCCGTTCCCGGTCCCGATGGGCATTATGGGTTTGGTGGCCACTGTTTTCCGAAAGATATATCCGCACTCATTTTTCATATGAAATCTATGGACGTTGTTCCAAGAGTACTTTCAGCAGTAAGAGAAAAGAATGACGAGGTAAGAGAGAATAGGGATTGGGAAAAAATGAAAGGACGAGCTGTGGTTGAATAAATTTTCTATTTATTTAACTGATGAATTATGGCATTTATGATTAATCTAGATTTTAATGGTGTATAAATGAAGAAGAAAATATTGTTATTGTCAGACCACGCGCTATGTACGTCTGGTGTCGGTTGTCAGAGTAGATATCTTGCAGAGGGTCTTATAAAGACAGGAAAATGGACCGTAAGACAATTCGGCGCTGCAATTAAACATGATAATTACGAAACCGTTGTGGTCAATGATGATTTTATTATTAAACCAATTGATGGATTCGGTGATCGGGATACGATTAGGCTGGCACTAGCTACCGAACGCCCGGATTTAATACTAATATTTACGGATCCACGCTTTTTTATTTGGTTGTGGGAGATGGAAGATGAAATCCACCAGGTATGTCCCATTGCGTACTGGCATGTTTGGGATAATTATCCCGTTCCAGAATTTAATAAAGTTCTCTATGAGTCAACAGATTTAATTAATTGTCATTCTCACTTGACATACCGAATGTGTAAAGAAATAGTACCAGAGCGAACAAATTTTATTCCACATGCATTACCCAAAGATACGTTTTTTCCATTACCGGCACACGAAAAAATGAAATTTAGAGAACAGTTTTTGGGTAAAGAGCGACTTGACCATTTCGTTGCATTATGGGTTAATAGGAATGCCAGGCGAAAACGTCCGAATGATGTCTTGGAATCATGGAAATTATTTCTTGATATGCTTGAAGAACAGCACGGCCACAAAAAAGCTACATTGTTAATGCATACAGATCCACTGGACCAAGAGGGCCCTAATCTGCTTAGCGCTGTTGAGATGTTGGGAATAAAGGATAATGTTGTATTTTCAACCGAGAGGGTCTCCTTTGATCACATGAATCTCCTTCACAACATCACTGATACATGTATACAAATAAGTTATGCTGAAGGCTTCGGCCTTTCAACCCTAGAGTCTATGCAGACAGGAAACCCAATTATTGCCGTGCAAACCGGTGGTCTTACCAGACAGGTTGTTGATCACCGCGATGGTACGGAAAATGGCGTTGCACTTCCCGTAGAGCTTAAGAGTCTCGTTGGCTCACAACAGGTTCCCTATATCTATGAAGATTATTGTTCAAATGAGACGACAGCAAAGGGGATAATGAAATTATATGAATTGTCTCCTGACGAAAGAGAAAAGTTAAGTAAAAAAGTGTTAGAGTATGTGGACTCTGAATTTAATCTGAATGATGTCGTCACCAGATGGGATGAGACTTTGACTGAGCTCCATGAAAATTGGAGATCTAGATATGAGCCATGGAACTGCACAACCCTATAGGAAAAAGTAATGAAAAAAGTTATTTTAAGAGCGCCCCTTTTAAGTTATTCAGGATATGGTACCCACTCACGACAGGTTTTCAAATATCTTTTAACTAAAAAAAATATAGATCTTCACGTTGGTATTGTTCCATGGGGAATGACTAGCTGGATGGTTAATCCAGATCTTGAAAATGGTTTGATTGGTGAAATTATGCGCCGTTCAAATCCCCCTCCTGAAGGAGGGTTTGATGTTTCCATACAACTTCAACTACCCAATGAATGGGATCCCAACCTAGCCAGAACAAATATTGGAATGTCAGCGGTTGTGGAGACTGACAGGTGCAATGGCAGCTGGGTCCACGCATGTAATGATATGGATCATGTTATTGTTCCTTCCACCCACGCGAAGCGCTGTCTTGAGAACACAGGATATGTCAGTAAGCCTTTAGATGTTGTCCCGGAGGCAATTTATGAACAGATTGTTGATGGTGAATTAGAATCCCTTGATTTAGAATTAAGCACGGATTTTAACTTTTTAGTGGTAGGACAACTAACAGGCAATAATCCTAAAAATGATAGAAAGAACCTGTTTTATACTCTTAAGTGGTTGTGCGAAGAATTTAAGGATGATAAGGACGTAGGTATTGTCCTTAAGACGAATAGCGGCCGTAACACAAAGATAGACAAGCAAGTAACGTTGAATACATTCAGCTCTGTTTTAAAAGAGGTCCGTCCAGGAAAATATCCCAAATTCCATCTGTTACATGGTACGATGACACAAGAAGAAATGGCTAGCCTGTATAGGCATCCCAAGATAAAGGCGCTAGTATCGCTAACAAGGGGTGAGGGTTACGGTCTTCCTCTACTTGAGGCAACATGTTCCGGCCTACCCGTTATTGCTACTTCGTGGTCTGGACATCTAGACTTCCTCGGAAAGGGAAAGTTTATAGGGGTAGAATATGATATGGTTGATATTGATCCAACACGTATCGACAATGTTATCTTTATAAAGGGTTCCAGGTGGGCTGAACCGCGCGAAGATGACGCGAAGAAAAGATTGAGAAAGTTTTATAAAGGCAATTCAGCACCTACCAAGTGGGCTGAAGATCTTAAGGAAAAGCTTGTACCCCTGTATAAGCAAGAAGCAATAAACGCAAACTATGAAGAGACCATAGGGCACTATTTGGAGTAAGCAATTTTGTGGGTACTTACAGTTATATTATTGTTTCTTCTGACAATAACAGTTTATTTTTTAATAAAGTTTGCACTTATTATAATAAAGGTAGAAGATGCGATTGAGGAGTCTTTAGACGTATTAGATGAGAGATATGCATCAATCTCTAAAATCTTACAGACACCACTATTTTATGATAGTGCTGAAATAAGACAGGTTTTAAAAGATGTAAAGGGCTGTCAAGACTCAGTACTCTATATTGCTAATATATTGGTCAACAAGCCAGAAAAAATAGACGAAGATGAAAATGAGGAAACTGAGGAATAGATTTGACAAAGAAGATTAAAAAAATAAAAAGAAAAAAGGGAAAGTCAAACTTATACTTCAGCCCTCAGACACAAGAGTCAATTCAAAACTATCAGAACTGTGAATCTAGAGAAGAAAAAGAGAAGTTATATGTTGAGCATATTTTGCCTGCCTTTGATAAACTGTCTGAGAACTTGATATTTGTATATGGGTTTATAACCCCAATGGAAAGCTATCAGGATCTAAAAAATGATTGTGTTAGCTTTTTATACGAGACGCTCAATAAATGGGATCCAAGCCGCGGTACAAAGGCTTTTTCTTATTTCAACGTTGTTGCAAAAAACTGGCTCATTATGCATACGAGAAAGCTAAAAAAGACGTCATACCGCCATACTAGCTTAAGCGATGTTGATTCTATGTCAAAAATTGATCTACAAATTTTATCAAACTTTGATTTTTCCCCACCTCCTGACGAAATTTTAATAAATCGTGGTTTTCGTCAAGAGATATATAATATATTGGAGGTGATTGCAGGGCGTGTAAGGGGCGAGAAAGAAGTCAGGTGTATTAATGCTATAGATACGGTATTTAAGAATATCGATGAGCTTGATTTCTTGAATAAAAGAGCAATATTTGTTTATGTAAGAGACATATCGGGCCTAAGCCCAAAACAATTGTCAGTCGCCATGGCGTCCATTAGAAAACACTATAAAGAAATAATCAAAGAAAAATTAAGAGAGGATAAATGAGTGATAATATAGAAAAAATTTCGTCCATGCTTGATAAGTTTTCTGATATAAATTCTAAAATTGATGGGTTCGCAGATTTGCTTGATTCGATTGAGTCAAGCGAAGACAAAAAGAAGATGCTGTGGAAAGAGATTTACCATAATGCAGTTACAGATAGGGAAAATGCCGGAATGCTATTCACCAGCGCATTTAAACAGATGCAACAAGGCACCACTGAACACATAACGTTAGGACCTACCTTGGCAAAGTATTTGGAGAGAATGAGTCGCTCCAATGAGCAGATCCTTAAGCTGGCAGAGCTCATAAACAAATCCGAGGAGCGCGCCACAAAAGTTGATCCAGATGATATTTTTTCAAAGATTAATGGTGACTAATAGTGTCTATCTTTGCACAAGATCCTGTGGGGGCTTTTCTAGGGCAGGTAGCCCTTAGGGAAAATCCCTCACCCGCAGATGGTGTACCTTCGCTAATATTTACGAAGGCAGTCGTGTGTGAGGTGATGTATGATCCGTCAGCACTCAGCCCAGCAAGGCGATTATCATATCGTGACAGGACATCAAATGAGGAAATATTTGACGCAGCCCCGAGAAACTCTTTGCTTGTGCAGATTACTGAGGGTGCGGCCGCACGTCTAACAAGCGACATGATGTGTGTATATCCTATGTTTCCGCCCCACCTTATGCTTCCCATCAAAGCTGGGGAAATTGTGTGGATATTTGATCCGGATCCCAATAACATTAATGATATTGCGTACTGGGTATGCAGGGTTCACGCCCCGAACTTTGTTGATGATATAAATTATACTCATTTAGATCGCCAGATGATGGAATCGAACGTAAAGATGGAACCACCCTATCCAAAGTTTCATGAATTTCCAAATGGGGGAAATACACAAAGTTCAATGCCCGTTTCCCCGGTCGAACGGTATGATCAAATATTCACCGGCTCTTTGGCATCCAGAGCAACAACTTTTGAGTCTGTCCCTCGTTTCACACCCCGCCCGGGCGATCTCACTTTGCAAGGTTCCAATAACACACTTATCTGTTTGGGCCAATCCCGTGGTTACAGCGCGGCCGACGAAGCATCCGCTCCACAAATTGATAAATTTAAAGGGGTGCCCTATGCAGGTAGTGATGAGAATTCGCTAGCTAGCAACAAGGCTATGTTTTATATTCCTGAAGTGGCAAATTTATCAAATGCTACCCCCGGTACACCTGGCTCAATTTTAAGACAGGGCCAACTCCCCACGGAGCTAAACAGCACGATAACTGATGAAGGTGCTTCACCCCCCTCTAAGTGGCAACTCGAAGACGCCTTATCAACCGGTGCTATAGACATTGTAGCCGGACGTGGCCAGGAGGTTGGCACTTCCGCCGGAAAGAGTTCAAACTTTAGAGGATATGATGAGACCGAGAAAAATCCTATAAATTTTGCGCCATTAAATCCTCAACAATCCGGCCCCAGCAATATCTCAGCAAATCCTAGAGAAGGCGATCCGGATTTTGAGTATGATCTGAGCAGAATTAATATTTCAATGAAACTTGACGGCGATCAGCGCTTTGGTTTGGCATACCCTGAAGGTGACTGGGCCGGAAGCGCCCTGGAAGCCGGCTTTAAACCTTTTGTTGTTACAAAGTCGGACGAGGTTAGGATAATCGGCCGAAAGTCCGGAAGCGTTCGAATTGTAAAAGAAGGCACACCAGGTGATAGCCAGTGTGTTATAACACTACTAAGTGATGGTACTTTGGGTATTGATGCCAAGAAAATATTAATAGGTGATGGTAGAGATGACCAAATATATTTAGGTGATCCACAAAAGTCGGCCACCGAGCCATTGGTGTTGGGTAAGGCTTTACATGACATGCTCCTGGAATTTTGTTCTACGGCCGGTGTATCCGTCGACAGCCACGGAAGTCCAGTTCAACCCTTAAATAAGGCATGTTCAACCTTGAAATCTAAATTGCCCAAATTTTTAAGCAAGGTGGGATATATCTCTGACAAGGGCGGTTAATTTTTATCATGTCGTCTCTTCCCGATCTTTTATCTTTAATTCAAGATGATTCGAACCCAGTTTTTTCTAATGCTTATGGACCTGATCCTAGCTTTAGGAAACAGTATGTAAATCTTGTAGCAAAAAACTTAAACCACTTTTATAATCCTGATTCCGAGGATTCTATAAATTATGTAAGTGGTATCCTAACAATACAAGATGCTCAGGTTGCAGCTGATCCCGGCACATATGGTCCAGTGTTAGCATATTTGTTGACCAGGGCGTCAGCAGTTACCGGTGCTACGTCGCCTTTTATCTCTGCGTATTGGGCAACTGAAAAATTTGATGCAGACGACAATCAGATTGAGCCACCATCTGTAGGTAAAATACCTCTTGAGTCAATATTAAACTTGCCTCTTTACAAGGCAATCCGCGGTATATATGAAACCGCAGTCCAGAAAAATACAGATGTCATTGATTATATAGAGCTTATGAAGCTTGCTGGGCCAATAATAGGCGACGCAGTTTCTGGCTCTTCTGACTTTAATTCTGAAGTAATCTTTGAAGATATTAATAAGGTAGTAAGTGACAGTATTATCAAGGCTGGTGGCACTGTACCTTCCGGTGATTCATCAACACCCCCACTTTATGATTTTATAGATGCTGAGCCCCATCATCATCAATCGGCAGGTGCTGATATGAATGGTGAGGCATATCCTACCACGATGGAAGTACTTGAGACGAGGTGGGTTTTGGCAATTCAAGAAACAGTTTTTCCGGAGCTTAAAATAGCATATGGTCTCCAACCATTTAAGCCCATGGGCTTTGTTGCACCCTTGTCAACAAAGGTAGAAGAAATTTTAAAGAGCCTAGGATTATATCAGGCCGGGGGAGCTACCGAGACGGAGAGAGAGACGATAACAACATGGGAATCTGCTGTAGATGCTAACGGTGCTCGAACGCTTTCAGACGCAGACATCAGTACGTATGTTAGCACCATTCGTGCATGGCATGTTAAGCTTCTGAATGCAATTCAGTCAGATGTAGAGACCCATCTCCTATCCAAAATGACCCAGGGTAGCAATATGATTTTTAGTGTTCCACCAAAAATTCCACCACCATACGTAGGACCACTATCAATAGGGCCTGGATCTTTTAAGACATCCACAGCCGCGGATAATGCTATGTCACGAGCGATACTTAGGTGGTGCATAGCTGTTACACCTGTCGTAGACATTCGTTTTGGGTTTGTTCAACCCACAATTATGCCAGCTCCTGCCGACTAGTTTTCACCAACCTGATAAACACCATATATTATTTTTGTAATTATCTTATAATTTACTTCAGTATAGAATTAATCACGGACATATTTATCCATGTGTGCTGGAGTAAAAGATAGATGAAACAGATCCAAAAGACATACGACTTTAAGTCAGTAGGCCAGGACATGGCTGAGTATATTAATGAAGAAGTCGGTGTTACTACTGCAATCGATGTTGTTCCAATTGGGATAAAGACTCCGGTGGAATTTGGGAATGAACAAGGCTTATTTCAGATGCATACGACCTTGTTTAGGCAAGTGTCGGATAATTTACGAAATTTAATTCTAACAAACTGGGGTGAGAGATTAGGGCTGTATGATTTCGGTGGAAATCTAAAGTGGTTGAGCACAGAGCTTACAAACTCTGATACGGATGCCCGGGCAATGACACAAATATCTAACGCCGTAGCAAAATATATGCCATATGTAAACTTATCTGGCTTTTCAACATTTCGACGTGGCCCCGATGAAGACCAGCAGGTGATTCAAATCGGTGTCCAGGTTACATTTACCGTTGAGGGCTATGGTGATGAAACAGGCGCGATTGAGGTAATCATAGATACTATAGGATAAACATGCCAAAAGATATACAGAAACAATTAAAGAAAGTAAGAAACAAGTCATACCTCGCAAGAGACTTTGATTCATTTCGAAAAGAACTTATATCCTATGCACGGACGTATTTTCCTGACAAGATTCAGGATTTTTCTGAGGCCTCATTAGGGGGCCTATTCGTTGATATGGCTGCGTTTATTGGCGATTCAATGTCATTTTATTTAGACCATCAGTTCAATGAGCTTTTTCCATCTACTGCAATCGAACATGTAAATATCCTTCGTCACTTACGAGAAGCCGGGGTACCCATTACAACAGTGTCACCTGCGGTGGGAACCATGAAAGTGTCTATAAAGGTTCCAGCTACGACAGTGCAGGGTGAAAGTGTTCCTGATAGAAGATTTTTACCGATAATAGGCTTGGGCACGACGTTTAGTTCATCTTCCGGCGTCATATATAATCTGATAGAAGAACTGGACTTTACGAAGACGTCCCCAGCAGATGAGCTATTGGCCAGTGTTGAAATTTTTGTGTCTAGTGTAAATGCCACAGGTGCCGCAAACCCATTCTATTATATAGTATCTCTAGAGGGAACGATTGTTTCTGGTGAAGAGACAACAGAACAATTTATAATATCAGACATTCATGAACCATTTAGACAGATAACACTGTCAAATACGGATATTACTGAGATAATGGAGGTAAGTGATGCTAATAGAAACAAGTATTATGAGGTCTCATCGTTAACGCAGAATGTTGTATTTGGTGGTACACCAAACTTAGATGATGATAATCACCTGGTTGAAACCCATATGGAGATAATTCCAGCGCCATATAGGTTTTTAAATTTGGTAGATCCATCAACAAGGCTAACCTCAATACAATTTGGTTCTGGAGATGAAAACGTCTTAGACAATGACATAATACCAGATCCTAGTGAGTTATCATTACCTCTTTATGGAAAGAAAACATTTCCTCGATTCTCAATAGATCCCAATGACATTTTAGGGACACAAACACTGGGTATAGCTCCAAAAAATACTGTAATTTCTGTAAGATATCGGCATGGGGGAGGTATTTCTCACAACCTGGCAGTTAACTCAATAGAATCCATTAACGTGTTGAACATACGCTTTCCTGGAAAGTTATCTGCATCTGAGGTCGAAATGTTAAGACAGACGATAGAGGTCACAAATTCGTCGCCTACGGGTGGCGGTACGGAAGCACCTACACTAGAGGAATTAAAGGCGAAAGTGCCGGCAATGAAACAGATGCAGTCGAGGATTGTCAGTGCACAAGATCTTTTAGCAAGAGTGTACACCATGCCAGCGAACTATGGAAGAGTTTACCGCGCTTCAATTTCAAATAATCCCAATAATCCTATGGCTGCGATAATGCATCTCATCTGCATGGATTCAGATGCAAATCTAATTATAGCACCTGACGCATTAAAGAAAAACCTTAGAAAATATCTAAACGAATTTCGCCTTATTTCTGATGCCGTTGATATTGTTGATGCACCGGTAATAAATATTGGGATAGAGTTTTTTATCGTAACCCACCCCACGGCAAACAAAAATGCAGTCATTCAAGGGGTGATCAATAATTTGACAGAACTTATGTCACTTGAGAATTTTCAAATAGGGCAACCAATAATAAACGCGGACATAACAAATATTATTATCAACACTGAGGGTGTTATAGCACTAGCTAAACAACCCGTTGTCTTTAATTTATATAAGGATAATGAGGATCGTAGGTATAGTGACTATTCATTCGATATTAAGAGCAACAGTCGAAGGGGCCTTATAATCCCCCCCTCTGGCGCAATATTTGAAATGAAATATCCTGATTTTGATATTATTGGGCATGCATCATAGGTGAACAATGTATTTTATTTTAACTGCCAGTAAAGACACATACATTACAAACAAAATAATCAATAGCAATTTTAGTGCTTCAGATGCGAACACTGGGTATGCATCAACTCTTGATATATTTCGGTTGTGGGATGAATCTATTCTGAGCGGAACTACAACAACAAATGAGCTTTCTCGCGCATTAATAAAGTTTGACTTTGATAGAATAAACAAGCTAAAGAATAGCGAACTTAATTTAGGTAGCTCGGCATTCAAGTGTGAGCTTGAGTTATTTGATATAATGGGAGGCCAGGTTGTTCCTTCTAACTTTAGTTTAATTCTCTTCCCCCTTTCGCAATCATTTGATGAAGGTATTGGCAGGGACGTGGCATCATTTTCGGACTTGGATAGAGCAAACTTTATAACTGCCTCAGTGGCCAACTCAACAGTGAGCCCATGGTATTTATCTGGTGCAGATTCACAAGGGAATATTGATCATACCGCTACATCGGCTGGATATCCTACGAACTTAGACATTATAGTTTCCGGAAACTTAAACGACGGATCCTCTTTAAGGGGCCTAGGCGTAAAACAATACTTTAAGAATGGCACGGAAAATCTAAAGATGGATGTTACGACAATAGTGTCGGCGACCCTCGCTGGTATTTTGCCTGATTGCGGTTGGAGATTGTCATATACAGGCTCAGAAGAAAGAGACGAAAAAACAAGATTTGTCAAGAGGTTTGCAAGTCGGCATGTAAGAAACAGGAGACTACGCCCACGACTGAATGTTTCATATGACAATGCAGTTGTTGATCATCACCAGAATTTTTATTTTGATATTACAGGATCACTATTTTTAAATAATTTTCATCGAAGTTCACCCGCAAATATACTTTCTGGTACCGCATTAACACCAGTTACAGGTACTAATTGTATGCTCCTAACATTACGTACAGGCTCATTTAAGAAGACGATGAGTGCATCGCAACACCAGGCAGGAACTCTATGGTATAATGGCGACACTTCAGAATCATATAACTACGTGACCGGTGTATATTCGGCATCATTTGCAATACCATTTGCAGAATCGTCAGTCGTTATAGGCACTGATACAGTGTCTAATTTTGCAGCAGCCAGTGGTTCTTTAACTCTGGAGGAATATTGGTCATCAATTGATCGAAAGCAAGGGTATTATACAGGCAGCTTAACTATAAAGGCAAACCCACGCACAAGCTTTGTAGATGTCCCACGTGATCTTCAATTTACTGTTTTGAATGCAAAGGCAGTATATGATGTGACGGAACGGACAACATTCAGGATCTTTGCAAGAGAGTTTAAGCGTAACGAAAAACCTTACAAACTACCCTACAGGTTAAAGAGTATAATTCTTGAAGAGGTATACTGGCGCGCCATCAATATTAATAGTGGTGAAATTATAATCCCATTCACAAAAGGGAATAATGGTACTAGACTATCAAGTGATTCTCAAGGTATGTCATTTGACATGTATATGGACTCCCTCCCGCCGGGACAGGATTACACTCTAGAGTTTTCGGTTGTAGATCGTGGAAGCGAGATAATATTACGCGCAGAAAATTTAAGATTTAGGGTAAACGAATAAGTTCATGAAAAAAAATCGCCCATTTTTTAGTAAGACATCGCTATTTTCACCGGCAGTTGTTAAAAAGATAGCATTCGATAGTTCGATTTCTTCAAATAAGTACGCTGCAATATTGACCGGTACCATTATCGGTACCTCTTCATTTCATTATGATACGCCCGGTCTTACTGGGATCAAATCAACACAGCAACTGAACGTTGACTTTTCACAATTCGAAAATCACACATTCTTTAATTCTGCTGAGTCAAAAGTAAATGTTGCATTTGACAGAATTATTAATAACTTCCCATTTGATGGCAACACTGATGAGATAAGTAGTTTTTTCGATTCACTTACTGGATTTGAAAAACATGTATATGATAGATTTCCAAAGAGAAGGGGATTTTTGCATTTCTCTGGTTCATATGATGCGCTATCACATGAAGGAACTTATATACAGATATCTGATAAGGCAGGAGCCTATAAGCCTAGTCTGTCTAAAGACAGGAGTGGAGGTACGATTCTGGGCCCTGGTGATTCGACTACAACAATCGAATTTTCTGTCGCGCTAGCGAAAGAATTCAATTCTGGCTCTGTATTACTTCAGAGGTTGTCAGGTACGAATACAGGATTTACAATTGGACTAAACCCAAGTGAAAGTACGGAAGAGTGTACATTCTTTGCCTTGATGTCGTCCGGGACGAATCACGTTATTACTAGTTCAATGAAGTTACAGAAGGGAGGATTTCGGAATGTTTGTGTAACGTTTAACAGAAATCCTGGGTACCATGAAATAGAGCTTTATCAAAGCGGAAACTTAATAGCGACTTCAACGATGTCTAGTGAGATGGGTTCTTTGGGATACACCTTCGCCCCACTAATCATAGGAAGTGGAACGCTACACATGTCGGGTGCCAAGGGTGATGGAACACTTAGCTATTTTGAGCCAAGACAAACATTTTCAGGCGCCTTAGATGAGCTTAGAATATTCAATGGATTAAGATCACCGGCCCAACAGAAAGAGTTTCAGATAAGAAATGTATTTGCACAAGATAGTCTGAAGGCATATTATAAGTTTAATGAGCCATCTGGAACAATTCCCGGCAAAGCGCAAAGTTCGATAGCTCCCCTAGTCCTAGACTCTTCCGGGCATGGATTGCACGCAGAGGTAAAAAACTTTAAAGAACGTCTCAGGTACAGTGGCGGTTTAAAAATGCCTCTTCGGCTTGAGTTGCCTGGTGTTAATCCCATTCTTTTTCCTTTTGATAGTAGCATAATAAATCTCAACATGGAATTACTATCATCTGCAAGCGACTATGATACTAATAACCCAAATCTTATTACAAACTTAATTCCTGAGCATTATCTACTTGAGGCCCAGTTTGCTGAAGGGCTATCAGATTATGATGGTGGTGTTGGGCAGCTATTTTCATCTGGATCTTCTGATTTTCCTGGTGGGGGAAAGATGTCCTCGCCTCAAATTATTTCTATCTTATCGTTAATGTGGGCAAAGTTTTTTGATGAGATTAAAATGTATCTAGATCACTTTGGTGAACTAGTTCATCCAGACTATATAGAAACAAAAGGGATTGCAGATCATTTCTTACCACAATTAGGTGATTTACATGGGTTTACATTACCATCTTTTTACTCAAATGCTAGCATAAAACAGATGTTTGAGGGTGAGAACCTTACAGTAAAAGAGCAATTGCCCCATAAAAGCCTGAAGCATATTCAGGGGCAAATATGGAGACGAATTCTTGTTAATATGCATGAAATTGTCAACAGCAAAGGCACGGTACATGGTATAAAGGCATTAATTCGAGCCACTGGCCTAGATCCAGATTCAAATTTTAGGTTTAGGGAGTTCGGTGGACCCAAAACCCTGACCATTGATCAAGACAGGCGTTATAAAACCGAGGTCTCATCCATGGCATCATTCAGTGGAACTATGACTGGAACATTCGCACTGAAAAAAGATCCTCACGGCGCCGGAACACCGGATCCTAATACCGGAATTTCACCTGACTACCCGTTCTTTCAGTCAGCATTTCTGTCTTCATCACGTTATGCGGGGCCCTCATTGGGATATCCAAAACCCAAGGCCACTTCATTCGTTAAGACCTCTGACTTAATCTCTAAAGGGTACACATATGGTATGTCACCAGAGCCTGATGATGGCTTATTAACATCTGGTTCATGGGCATTTGAGGGACTGTATAAATATTCTCCTCTGACCGGAAATATGATTCATCCAGGAACACAGTCGTTAGCAAGGATTCATATAACCGGTAGTGATCATGCATCTCCAAAAGTCGTATTTAACTTATTAGCTTTAACATCATCAATATTTTCAGGAAGATCTCCTACTACGGCTTCATTAAGACTTATGGGTATGGTAGATGCCGGTGGCAATCAGCCTTCAACAAACAGGCCATTTGAACTTAACTTAACTGGAGTCAATATTTTTGACGGAAATAAGTGGCATATCTCATTCGGCAGAAGGAGAAATGATCAGATGAACTCATGGACAAGTTCATCATATTTTCTTAATGCATCACGTCAAAATTATGGTGATATCGCCGCATTACACATGACTAGCAGCTTCGTTAGCGAGAGTAATCCAGCACTAAATGTTCTTCAAAACGTAAGTGTCATTAATACAAGCGGGTCATTTATCTGTATTGGCTCACAAAGCATTAACAACAGTTATAACAATTTCCTTAATGCTTCATATCCAGATGCATCCGTAAATGATCAGATACGCCAGACGATGTTTACAGGAAAAGTTAGCAGAGTGAGATTTTGGTCTAAAGCTTTAGAGAAGGCTGATGTTATTACACACACCCGAGACTTTAAGTCGACGGGTGTAAGAGATCCCTTTAGCAATTTTAATTTTACGTTTACGACCACCGGCTCATGGCAAAGATTAAGGCTTGACACAACAATGGATCAGCCGGTTACTAATTCAAATGAAGAAGGAATGTTGTACTTGACTGATTTTTCACAAACTTTTGGAAAAGGCGGCGCAACATTTACTGGTTTTGAAAAATCTAAAAGAGTAATAAAGCCTGAAAGGTTTTCTTATAGCTATATTGATCCGCGGTTTGATGAGCGTTCCTCGGACAATAAGATTCGCATACGAAGTTTTCAAAGTATAAAAAATGTTGAAGAATTGGGGGGTAAGATAGCACCGGTTTATGAACCACGAAAATCAATCCGTCCAGAAGACGATGTCAGATTTTCTGTTGAGAATTCTCTAGTGCAGGCGTTGAATGAAGATATCATCACAATGTTTTCTAATTTAGATATTTTCAATAACATCATTGGTGCTCCGGAATTATTATATTCGGAGACATACCCAGACCTAAGACGTCTTCGAGACATTTACTTTAATCGATTAACACGTAGGATAAAAATAAAAGAGTTTTTTGAATTCTTTAAATGGTTCGACGACACAATAGGAATTTTAATAGACAGATTAGTTCCTTCTAGAACAAATTTTCTAGGCGTTAATTTTATAATAGAGTCACATATGTTAGAACGCGCGAAATTTAGATATGACTGGCAGGACGTTAACGTTCCCTTTTCACTTCGTGCGTCTAGAGATCGTCCCGAAAAAGCTGATACGCCCCATAGTACGAATTTGCCAGGCTTAAAGTCATCGGTCAATGCCAGCTCAGGTTTTCCTGGAAAGGGCAATCAGTCAAAACCATCAGACAATAATAGTGGTGGTGGCGAAAACAACGAGACGCCCCAGTGGGGAACTACGGCAAAATCCTCAAGTGTTGAAAACTTGATATCAAATAAAACAGACACAAATCCCCAACCGGCACCCTCACTTATAATTGCTGTTATAAAGAAGGATTAGTTAGAAGATGAGCTCTAATAGAAAGACTAGAAAAACAATGCAAGCCACCTTAAGTGGCACAATTTCTATGTTTCGTCAGGGCGTATCGATAACACAGGTTAAGCACACATTTTATTCAGCCAACGTTCCGCAGATATGGAGTGAAGATTCTATTGTATTACGCCAGTCTGGAAGTTATGGCGATCCTAACAAGTTTTTTGATGATGCCCTTCCGGATACGGCACTTGGAATCCCATCTAGCTTGGGTTCACCAAGTGCTCTAGAATCCCGGGTCTCCCATGGCCTGTTGCAAACAATCCATGGCCAGTCATATGAGTTTAATGAAGAGACTCCCTTTGTTGATCAGGTGGGCTACTCTTCAGGCTCGACATTACGTGATATGACGGCTGGTTCAATTCCTTCTTATCCCAACCCCGTTTTTTATACGTCACTAGTACAAGATGGGCAAATGGATGGTGTGATCGAACCGTTGACTATTCGAAGGTTTATCGACCGCCGCGGTGATCTCCAGGGACAGCTTAGCGGTTCAAAGTTTTATCCACATACTATTAAGGCATCAATCTCTTCTATGTATACACTGACGTTGCGTAATAACACAAAAATAAGTCAGTTTATTTATAATGGAAAAAATGAAGCTCCTGTGACGGTACCATTTTTCGATAGTCAGAATGTATTTCTTACATCTTCTTTACCCTTACCCGGAAATATTGATTTTAGACTAGGGAAATTCACGCCCTTTGTTGACATATCAAAAAAAGAATATAAGTGGGCAGACTATGGAGATCATGATTTCGAAATGAAAGAAGTGTTATATCAATTGACGGGTTCTAGTGAAAATAGTCTGCTTCCGTTTGATCACAAGTCGTCGACTGCTGGTTTCACATATGGTCATAATCCAGAGGGTACAGATTCACTAGCATTTGGGGGATGGTTAAAGTAATGGCTACCGCAAATAAAACTGGTGTATACGACTTAAATAGCACATTTTCTTATAGTGGACATGTGTACTCACAGAGGTGCTCTGATCAATTAGTTATATGGGCACATATGACACCCCTTGCACCTATTGATGAAGGCCCACATTCATTATCAATAACGTATAATGGGACGGTACCCGCCTCTATGGTGGCATTAGGTGAATACGGCGCCAACGTTCCAGCAGCAACATTTAATGATTCTGCCGGCAGAAGCGCAGATGTGACGAGCGCGCTTTTATCATTTAGCCACATTGCAAGTGGCGGCACTCCGTATGTTGGTTCTGATAAACCATTTTCAATTAGTCTGTGGGTAAACTTTGATAATATCGAAGCCGGCGAACCACATTACTTGTTTGCTAAAGATAGTGGCATAGGCTGGGAATATCTTTTATACCATGGTGTTGATCAAAAATTTGTATTTAGTATCCGTGACCAGGCCAATACCTCATCGCAACAAATACGAAGCGCCGCTGCTGTATCTCCTAGCGATTATAACCAAAAGTGGAATCATATTGTTGTAACATATGACGGCCGGGGAGGGCCCTCTGCATATGTAGGGATGTCATTATTTGTGAATGGCGTGACAGTGGACATGGAGGATTATTCAAGTTCATCTAGTTATGATGGTATGCAACCTGATTCATCAGGCGCTTTATATATTGGTGCCTGGCCTACACCTGATTCCGAGCTTGATGGACAGTTGGCGGAATTTGCAATGTGGGGCGTTCGGTTAACCGATGAAGAAATTAAGGCAATATATAATAAAACGCTCCGCCCTGGATACATCTCAGGCCCCACAAACCTGCCCCCTAGGGTCCAACTGAATAAAAAGGATAATGCACTAGGCAAATACCCCACAATCGCAAGGACGGGTGATAAAGACTTTTTAGGGACATTTACAGATCCATTTGATGACCGGCTGACTCTGGCATTTTCCGGTACAAATTCAACAACGACAGTGCAGTACCCAATAATGCTTAATAAGGATTATCCATTATTTGATACCATAAACTCAGTCTCTTATCTTACGTCGTCGCTAACAGGGGTGAGAGGTCTTATTCCTGGTGTCTCTGATGCACTAATTCAGATAAATCAAAATAACATACCAAGTCAATCAATAAGTCCTTTTGATGAAACACGCGTGTACCTAGATGCGGCATCATCATTTTATCAAACAGGCACTGATCCCAATATATTGCCCGGGTTTGATGCACGGCTAGCTGATAAGACACAAATAGTGATAAACCTAGACCCGCTGGAAGATACAAAGATCACATGGTCGACCGGTACATTACCCAATGCTTCTGGTTATGCTGCTGGAGTAAATTCAGGGATTGCATACTTTAACTGGAATAATAGGCGATGGGAGGCTATAGGAGACCTGACATCAGGTAGCAATGTAGATTACGCTAATGAAAGAAATATGGTCCGAACAGGGTCAATGGTCGCTTTTGGAAACCAGGTTATGGGAATTGCGTTTGGATCTATTCCCTATGATAGAACTGCAGAAACTTCAGGTATGCCAACAAATTATGCAGGATTTCCGCAGGCAAGTAAGTTTGATGCGACTGGTTCACAATTACTTGATATGTCAAAATATCTTACCCACCCATTTCTATTAGAAAAAATGGTTTTCGAGTGGTCGGGGACGGTAGGCACATACCCTATTGGTTCACTTTTAAATGCGACATCAACATCTAACTTTTTTATTTTAAATCAGTTTGGCACGTCCCTAAATAACTCCATCACGTCCGGTAGGATGTTACAGTATCTTGAGACAGAGGGCACTAACACGGTGTTATCAGTGCCTAATGGACCGTTTCCTGTGTCTAGGCACAAGGAGCTAGTTGCTTTCGGAAGCATTGCAGTTGCTGGCTCGAGCGTAGATATAGATGCATTACCCTATTGGAAAAAAAGAGATCTGATCTTAAAGGAAAAATCCGGACAGGATGGTGTTACCGGTTCATTTAGGTTGGAGAAGGCAGTAACCTCTCCTGGTATATGGACAAATGCTCCGTATGCCTCAAGAACTAGAGATCCATCCCCCACATCTGACTATTTTTGGTACGGAAACCCCGATGGGGGTAGAGATTTATTTGGAAACGCCAGCGGAAGGAGTATGGTTGCACCCATACCGGGTGCAGTCCCTAGTGGTAGTAAATTTGAGGCATTTGCCTCAAACCCCCTCAACGAACCAATGCTACAGCCATGGACGGATCTCCAGAGGACTAGCCCTTACATTTTAATGCCAAAAGACAGATTGGTTTTTGGTTTTGTATCACAACAACAACCTGGATTTAGCTTTGACAGCACAGGCGAAAAAGCAATAGCAGACTTATATGCGTCAAATATGGCTCCCGGTCCCAGTAAAGTAACATTATTTGGTAGTCTACTTAAGCAATCATTGCCCAAAGAGTCAGAAAGTAACCAGCCCCTGACTAGTAATGCGATACATGAGGCGTTACATTATGACAATCCAATTGTAGATCAGTTTGATGTAGAACCTGTTTCTTCATTTAGTGGTTCATTTATTGACAGCATATGCGCTGGTAGATTTTTTAAGACCGGTCTGGGGTACACAATACCACCAATTAGTGATCACGTCCGCGGGCTACGAGGTTCTACTGCTGCCGGTACACAAGGAATTACTGGCTCTTTATTAAGAGGATTTAAGATAGTAGACGATACTGAGAGGTATTATGATTCTATGATGCCCAGCATTACAGATTATATTAAGCAGGGAGGCCCCGACATAGAAACACTTTCAGGAAGGACGATGCGAAGAGGCAGGGGACCTGTAATATTTCCATCCGGAGCACTCAGGAACTTCGCCAGCCGTGATCTTACCATCGTCGCATCTAGTGCATCATTACCATTCCCTTATGCAAATACACCTACACGTGTGACTGATGAATCTATGACGTTAGTATTAAGCGCTACTGAAGATCGATCACTGTTGCTGGGAATGCAGCACTATGATCAGATAAAATCAGTGTTATTTAAGGTGGGATATAAACACAAAC